GGTAGTGCAAATATCACAATCGCAAGTACAGACTTGAGTGACACAGCTGATATTGCTCTTGCTGCAAATACTATTACACTTACAAACAAAACTTTGACTAGTCCAGTTCTTGGTGGTACTGCAACTTCAGCCTCTGGTAATATTGTTGTTGCTCCTGCTACAAACATTCTAGAAGTTCAAGGTGATGGTGCATCTGTCGTTGGACAACTTCAATTGAACTGTCATGTCAACACACATGGACAAATTGTTGCATCACAACCACATTCAGAAAATGCAACAAATACATTAACATTACCAGGCGGTGACACACTTGGAAATGCTGATGCAACTTTGGTTTCTGATACTGCAACACAAACATTAACTAATAAGACACTTACATCTCCCACAATTACTGGTACAGGTGCAATTGCCGGAACATTCACTGGTAATATCACTGGTAACGTAACAGGTGATGTTGATGGTATCGTTGGTGGCAATACTCCTGCTGCTGGTTCATTTACAACCCTAAGTTCTAGCACACATTTCCAAGCAGCCGTGTATGCAGATACAAGTGCAAGAGATGCTGCAATTACATCTCCTGCCGCTGGTATGGTTGCATACTTGACTGCAACAAATAAACTACAGGTTTATACTGGTAGTGCATGGGAAACAATTACGTCTGCATAAGATAGGATAGAGAATTATGGCACTAGATAGAATTAAAACAGTCGGCATTCAAGATGACGCTATCACCTCTGCAAAGATTGGTGTTGACGTTATTGCCGCCGAGGATTTGGCGGCGAACTCTATTACTGTATCAGAAATTACGGATGGTGCTGTCACTTCTGCAAAACTAGATACGAATATTGCAGTAACAGGAACACTCTCTAGTGGCTCGTCCATGACTGCAACTGGTGAGTTTAAAGCAAACGGTGGTGCAGTATTCAATGAAGATAGCGCTGACGTAGATTTCAGAGTTGAGTCAAATGGCAATGCTAATATGCTATTTGTTGATGGTGGAAATGATAGAGTTGGGGTGGGGCTATCATCCCCAGATACGGCTTTTCATGTTCAAAGCACATCTCAACTTCCTCAAGCAAAAGTTTCCTATGATTCAACTAGAAGTGTATCATTTGGACATAGTTCAATAATTCAAACCTCTGGCGCATCTCAAGACAACTCTTTTAGTATTCATTCTAGAGGATTTCATAGTGGTAGTGGTAATGTCATAAAATTTTTTACTGGTGGACAATCTGATGGAACTGGTGAAACAGAAAAGTTGAGAATATTGAGTGGTGGTGGTATCACTTTCAACGGTGACACTGCTGCAGCTAACGCCCTTGACGATTATGAAGAAGGCACATACACTCCCACACTATATTCAAATGGTGCTACATTTAGTTACAGTGTTCAACTTGGTAGTTATATTAAAATTGGTAACTTAGTTTATCTTCAATTCAACATTACACTTAGTAATAGAACAGGCACTCTTACAAACACAGTTTTCTTGGATAATGTTCCATTCAATACTAAAAATGTTGATAATAGTTTGTATTCTGGTGGACATATCGGACACTACTTTAATGTTAATTTAGGTTCTGGAACTACTATGGCATACCAAATTCCAGCTGTATCAACAAACCAAATTGAACTTAAAGAAGTTGGCGATAACTTGGGTGAAAATGGTATTGTTGCAAGTGAGCTTAATACTAATGCTGTAATTCGTGGCTCAGTGATGTACCGCTCAGTATAAGGATTATAGGAAAAGAACAGAATGGCACTCTTGAAGCACGCCTAGAGGCTCTAGAGAACGCATAAATAATATTATAGGAAAAAACAATGGCAGCAATTATTACTGAAAAATTCAGACAACATAATGCAGAACAATTTTTTGAGTCATTCTCTGAAGCTTCTGCATCTACATATTATTTGTTTATCGGAAAGAGTTCACCTTTCAGCGTGAGTACTTCTGGTGGCGATGACAACTCCCCTCCAACTCCAAACGATGACGTTGTATTGGAACAACACAAATGGGATTCAATGCTCGCTGCCAAATTGATCTCATCTTCTGATGTTGTGTACTGTGCTCCTCGTAGAAATTGGACAAACAGTACAACCTATGATATGTATGAACATGATATTTCTGTATCAAATCCAACATCATCTGGTGCAACAAACCTATGGGATTCTACATTTTACTTTATGACTAGTGAATATAAAGTTTATAAAGTACTTGACAATAATGGTGGAACTGCATATAGTGGTGTAGAACCAACAACAACATCAGCAATTCCATTTGAACTTGGTGGTTACACTCTACAATATATGTACACATTGAGTGTATCGAATATTGATAAGTTTTTAACTTCAGACTTTATTCCAGTTGTAACAGATTCTACTATATCTGCGGCCGCAGCGAATGGTTCAATTGATACTGTTCGTATTACTGCTGGTTCTGGTTATACTGATGGAACTTATTACACTGCAATTGATGGTGATGGTTCTAGTGGTATTGTTGAGATTGTAGTAAGTGGTGGTGCAATTCAACCACAGGGTTCTAGTGGAACAAACGTATTTGCTGCTGGAACAGGATATACATTTGCTACTGTAGATTTGACAGACACATATTCTGATAACGCATTAACACTTTCATCTTCTATAGGTGCTGGTACTGGTGGTTCTGTCACTCCAATCATTTCTCCTAGAGGTGGACATGGTTTCAATGCAGTTGAAGAACTTGGTGCTCATTATGTGATGATGAATACTAAACTTGAACAGGCCGAGGGTGACGATGTAACAGTCGCAAACGACTTTAGAGAAGTTGGTATTGTAAAAGATCCATTTAACTTTGGTACGACAACTGTTTCTTCTGCATCAACTCGTAGACAATCATATGCAATTAAAATGGCTGCCGCTCCTTCAACAGACTATACCATTGATGAAAAGATTACACAATCAAGCACTGGTGCAGTTGGTAGAGTTGTAGAATGGGATGCAACAAATAACATTTTGTATTATGTACAAGAAAGATTTGCAGACTTTGGCATTAATGCCGCTGGTAATTATGTAGCATTCTCTGGTGCAAATACTGTGACAGGTGCAACATCACTTGCTGCAGCTATTCCATCATCTACTGCATCTGAAAACGTAACACTAACTGGTGGTACTGTTTTGACTTTTACAACTGGATATGCTAATCCAGAACTTGAACCAGATAGTGGACATATTCTTTATGTCGAAAACAGACGGCCGATTTCTCGTGCATCTGACCAAACAGAAGATATTAAAATCGTAGTGGAATTCTAAACAATGGAAAAAACCAATCTTAACGTAGCACCATATTATGATGACTTTACCGAAAGTAAAGATTTTCATAGAGTACTCTTTCGTCCTGGCTTTGCCGTACAAGCAAGAGAACTAACTCAACTACAGTCTATCATGCAAAACCAAATCGAAAGGTTTGGGCGTCACATCTTTAAAGAGGGCACAGTTGTTATCCCTGGCGCAGTAGGTTATACTGATGAATACTATGCTGTTAAGATTGAATCTACATTAAGTGGTTCAGACATTTCATCTCAAATTCAAGATTACGTTGGTAAGAGAATTACTGGAACAACATCAGGCGTTGTCGCTGAAGTTATTGAAGTTGTCGCTGCAACAACTGATGATCCTATTACTCTTTATGTTAAATACATAAACACTGGTTCAGATAATTCTACAACAGTTTTTTCTGCTGGTGAAAACATTTCTGCTGATGGAACAGTTGGTTCTTTCGGTGCAGGCATAGACTCTGCACAACTTGTATCAACAAATGCAACTGCAATTGGTTCTTCTGCAAACATTCAAGAAGGTGTCTACTTTGTTCGTGGACATTTTGTTAGAGTTGCACAACAAAGAATTATTCTAGACAAATACACTAATACTCCAAACTATAGAGTTGGACTTGCTATCACTGAAGGGTTGGAAACTCCAGAAGAAGATACAAGTCTTTTGGACAATGCAGCCGGTACTTCAAACTTTAATGCAAAAGGTTCACATCGACTAAAGTTTACTTTGACACTTGCAAAGGTGGCATTAGATTCTGCTGAGGACACAAACTTTGTTGAACTTCTTAGAATTAAGAACGGTGCTCTTTTAGAAAAGGCAAGAAACACTCAGTACTCAGTTTTGGGTGAAACAATGGCTCGCAGAACGTATGATGAGTCTGGTGATTATACTGTTCGTTCTTTTGATATTGATATCAGAGAAACTCTTAATGATGGTTTGAATAATGGTGTGTACAATACTGGACAAAGCACTGATAGTGGAAATACTGCTTCTGATAACTTTGTAACTTTCCAAGTATCGCCTGGCAAAGCTTATGTTCGTGGATATGAGATTGAAACAATCTCTCCAAAATTTGTTGACGTTGCTAAACCTAGAACCTTTGAAAGTTTCAACGCCGCTGTCACTCCAGTTGAAGTAGGTAACTATGTTGTAATACAAAATATTAGTGGTTCTCCAGAAATTTCACCATTTATCTCTGGTGAGATTGATGAACCATATCGTCAGATTGCATTGCATGACCAACAAACTTCTTCATTAGGAACTCCAGCTGGTAATAAGGTTGGACTTGCTCGTGTAAGAGCATTTGAACACTCTGCAAATGGTACTGGTTCTGGTATTGATGTTATGCCATCAGATGCAGAATATAAATTATATCTCTTTGACATTCGTATGTTTACAAAACTTACAATGTCTGCAACTCCTTCTGCTGGAACAAGCACAGGTTCAAAAGTAACAGGTGTTACTTCTGGTGCTACAGGTTTCATTCAATCTGATACAACTGGAAGCACAATTGTTCTCACAACAGTTACAGGTTCATTCGTAACTGGAGAAAAAATCAAATCAACCTCTTCTGCTGAAGCAGATGAAATTCTAGAAGATAGTGGCAATACAGATTTAACAATTAGTTCTATTGATGCATTTGATTTCAGTCATGTAAAACAAACATACATGAATGATCCAGATGCTGGTGATCCAGATTTCACTGGAGATATTGTTCTACAAAATTCATTTAACTTGACAGGACTAGTTTCTTATGCTAGTGGTACGACAGTTAATGGTTTCCAAACAAACTTTACTGCTGAGTTGAGAGTTGGAGATATCGTTGGATTCCCAACTGGTGCAGCTGGTGCTATTGAATTTAGAAGAGTTACTGCTGTAACAAACTCAACAACAATTACAATTGATAGTTCTCTTAGTAATGCAGTTACTTCAGTTGCTGCAACAAGAAAGAGAGCTCAACTTTCTGACCAACAGAAAAATATTCTTCTTCGTAAATTACAGAAGAATACTATCAAGACACTAAAGACAGAAGCAAACCTTGGAGTATCAGATACACAGATTACTATCAGACGTTCATTCACAGATACATCTTCTGCATCTGGTGTTGTTACATTTACTGCTGGTTCAAACGAAATCTTTGGTGCTGTAGATAATACAGATTATGTTCTAACAGTTATCACTGCTGGTTCTGGTGGTTCTGCTACTGCCGGACAAATCGTAAACTTAAATAGTTCTAATGTAACTATTGGTGGTGCTGGTACTGGAACACTTTCAATTACCTCTTCTTCTATTCTTGGTAACGGTGCTGAAGTAAGACTTATTTCAACAATCACAAGAACAGTTGTTTCTGAAAAGACAAAAACAAGAACAAGAATGTATCAAGTCCTAGTGGACAATGATGGTATTGCTGGTGGTGCAGAATATGGAACATCAGCTCATCATAAAGATATTTCTCTTGGTGTCGCCGATGTTCAAAGACTTTGGGCAGTATTTGATTCAGAAGATAATACAACCGATCCAGTTCTTCCACAGTGGACAATCACTGGTGCAACTGGCACATTCACAAAAGGTGAATTGATTACTGGTTCTACTTCTGGTGCTATTGCAAGAATTGTTAATACACTTTCGCCAATTACATATGTTTCAATTAATGAAGTAGACTTTACTTCTGGTGAAACTATTATTGGAAGTGAGAGTGGAGAAAGTGCAACACTAGATACATTTACTGCTGGTTCTCGTGTTATTACTAATGACTTTACATTGGATAATGGACAGAGAGACAACTTCTATGATGTTGGTAAACTAGTTCGCAAACCGGCTGCTATCACTCCTAGTGGTAGACTTCTTATCGTTGCAGATTATTTCTCACACGGTACTGGTGACTTCTTCTCTGTAGATTCTTACAGTTCTATTGATTATAAAGATATTCCAACTTACACTGCTACTCGTGTTGATCCAGAGGTTGCAGAACCTACTGGTGAATATGACTTGCGTGATGCTGTAGACTTTAGGCCTCGTGTTGCTGATGCGACAATGAGTACACAGACTATTCAAAGTCAGACTGTTTATAAAGTAACATCAATGTCATTTAACTTTGAAAACCGTTCTTTTGCTGGAACTGGTTCTTCTACTGTGGGTATTCCAAAGGACAACTCAAACTTTGTTTATGACTTTGAACATTATATCGGTCGTGTGGATCAACTGTTCCTTACTTCTGCTGGTGAATTCAAAATCGTTACTGGTGTTCCTTCTGAAAACCCAACTCAGGCAAAACCTCTTGATGATGCAATGAAACTTGCACACATCAATATGCCTCCTTATGTAATTGATATTAACGATGTGTCTTTTGTAAAAGAGAATAATCGTAGATATACCATGAGAGATATTGGTAGACTCGAAACTCGTATTCAGAACATGGAATACTATACTGCACTTAATCTACTTGAGAAAGATGCAGCATCTTTACAAATTCAAGATTCAAATGGACTTGACAGATTTAAGTCTGGTTTTGTTGTAGACAACTTTGCTGGACACGCAACTGGTGATGTTAAACATCCAGACTATCGTGTTGCTATTGATATGCAAGATGGTATTCTTCGTCCAAAATATTTTATGAAAGGCATTTCTCTAGAAGAAGAGAATACAACTGATGCAGAACGTGTTGCAGATAACTATCAACTTACTGGTGAAGTTATTACTCTTCCATATTCTGATACTGTAGTTATTGATCAACAATATGCATCTCGTGTTGAAAACCTAAACCCTGTTCTTAACTTTGCATGGGCTGGTATATGTAAACTCACACCATCTGGTGATGAGTGGTTTGAAGTAAATAGACTTCCAGATTTGATTGTCAACCAAGAAGGAAACTTTGATACCTTTGTTGCACAAAACCAGAATGCTATTGGTACAGTGTGGAATGCATGGCAGACACAATGGGGTGGTGTTACAAGAGCAACAACAAATAGATTTAGAGAACATTCTTTCCAAAGATCAATTGCACTTGCTGGTGGAAGATTTAGAGGTCGTGCTATCATTGAAAGAACAATTTCTACTAGAGAAGGAACTGCTTCTAGAAGTGGTATTCAAACGTCTATTGTCGCTCAAATTGACCATGAGTCACAGGGCGATAGAGTAGTATCACGAGCACTTATTCCATTTATTCGTTCAAAAAATATTACCTTTAATGCAACTGGAATGAAACCTCTTACAAGAGTTTACCCATTCTTTGATAAAACAAATGTAAGTGCATATTGTACTCCACAAGGTGGTTCTTTGGGGGGAGCTCTTATCACCTCTGGTGGTGGTAGAGTTGTTGGTGTATTTTCAATCCCTAATCCTACAACACGAGGAGCTCCAAGATTTAGAACTGGAGAAAGACAGTTCAGACTTACCTCTGATCCTAACAATGGCGTTGCAAGTGTAGAAACCTTTGCACAGGCAATTTATTCTGCAAGAGGTATTCTTAATAATGTTCAAGAAACAATTATTGCAACTCGTAATGCAAGGTTTGAAACTCGTGAAGTATCTCAAACACAGAACGTCACACGCCAAGAGGTTCGTGAAGATGTTGTGGGTTGGTGGGATCCGCTTGCACAGTCCTTTATGCCACAGGCAAAAGGTGGCGAGTTCATTACTAAGGTTGATGTTTATTTTGGACACAGAGATGAAACACTTCCAGTATCATGTCAGATTCGTGAAATGTCTAATGGTTATCCTACTACAAAAGTTCTTCCTTTTGCATCTAAGACACTAGAACCTTATGCTGATGGAACAGTATCGTATACATCTGGTAGTACAACAATTACTGGAACTGGAACTCAATTCCTAACAGACTTGAGGGCTGGGATGCAAGTTACCATTGAAGATATTGGTGTTAGTGGACAAGATTGTTTGTGTAATGTTGTAAGTGTTGAATCTGATACTGCTTTCACTATCTCTGGTGGATCCGGCCCGAATGGATATACCTTTACTGGTGGTGTGCCAGGAAGTTCTGGTAGTGGTAAGTGGTATAGTCTTGTAAATACTGCTCCAGACACAGGTGATGCAAAAACTACATTTATCTTTGATGCTCCTGTTTATGTAAAAGACGGAGTTGAATATTGTATTGTTCTCTTTACAGATAGTCCAAAATATACTGCATGGATTTCTCGTATGGGAGAAATTGATGTAAATGGCAGACAAATCTCTGAACAACCATATTTGGGTGTTCTTTTCAAGTCGCAGAATAATACTACTTGGAGTGCATATGATTTAGAGGATTTGAAATTTACTCTTTATCGTGCTTCATTTGATACATCGAAAACTTCTGTTATTACTCTAGTAAACGAATCCGTTCCAGTTAAAACTCTGAATGCAAATCCAATCAGAACTATTAATGGACAAAATCTTGTTAAAGTATTACATACAGATCATCATATGTATTCTTCTTCAAACAATGTTACACTTGCTGGAGTTGCATCTGGTATTAACTCTACATTGAACGGTGCAATTACATCTAGTTCCACATCACTTACACTTTCATCTTCTAATGGATGGCCATCATCTGGTACAATCTACTTGAAGATTAACAATGAAGTTATGACAGGAAGTATTTCTGGAACTACAGTTTCTTCTCTAACTCGTGGAGTTGAGGGAAGTGCAGCTGCACATGGTAATGGTGATGCAGTCGCATTGTATCAGTTAAATGGTATTCCATTGACAGAGGTGAATAAGACACACAACGCACTTGCAAATATTGGTATTGACTCATATACAGTTTCTACGACTGCAACTGCAACTGCTGATGGTACAGGTGGTGGTTCTTCTGTGACTGCAACAGAGAATGCTCAAATGGATCAAATCCATACACTTCTTCCTACCATTGAATTACCAGATACAAGTGTATCAACTTCTGTTATCACAACAACTGGTACTTCTCCAAGTGGTAATCAGACTTCGTTTACACAATCTACAACGGCTGAGAATATTCCAACAAATGATAACTATATTTTCTCAACACCCAAATTGATTGCTTCTCAAGTAAATGAAACTTTGGAATTGTCTGGTAATAAATCATTCAAGTGTATTGTTAATCTTAATACAGAAAGAGAAAACTTATCTCCATTGTTTGACTTGGATAGAAAGAGTGTTATTGCTATTTCTAACAGAATTAATAATATTGATAGTTCTGCTGACGTATATCCAACTACAGATTTTGTTTCACCAACTGAACCAGAGGGTGATAATAACGAGGCTGTCTACGTTACTCGTAAGGTGTCTCTACAAAATCCTGCTACTGCAATTAGAATGTACGTTGATGCAGTTCAGTTTGATAGTGCAGAAATTCAGGCAATGTATAAAATTCTTCGTTCAGACGATGCATCAGACTTTGATGAAATCGGATGGCAATACTTTAATACTGATGGACAACCAGACGAAACAGTAAACGCTTCTATCAATGAAACTGATTTCATCGAAAGAAAGTACTCTGCTGAAGGTTTGGAAGAATTCATTTCTTTTGCAATTAAGATTAGGTTACAGGGAACAAACTCTTGTGAAGTTCCATATCTAAAAGACCTAAGAGCGATTGCGTTGGCTACATAAGATGACAGAATATATCAAAGTAGAAAATCATCCAGACTTAGCAAGAGATACTAATTCTCGTGGTATTGTGAATACTAATATGGCTGCATATGAAGCCGCAGTTGCACGTTCTCGTGCTGTACAAAAGAGTAAAGATGAACTAAGGGATGCAGTAAGAGATATAAATAGTCTAAAGTCAGAGATGCATGAAATTAAATCTCTATTAATGCAAATGATGGATAAGAAATAATGGCAGATCGTAACGCACCAGCTAGTTTCACTTTTGAAGAGTGGAGAGTAGAATTTAATGAACTCGCAACTGATGTGGGTGATATTGCGAATCTGCCGTCTACTGTCAACGGACAAGCAGTAACAGACGTTATCGAAGCAATTCAAGAACTTGAACTTGCTCTCAGTAGTGTTATGTTTCCTACAGTCATTGACTTTGATGATTCGACAGGTGTAAACAGTGAAAGAATTAAATTCGGCACAGATGACGATTTACAAATATACCATGACAGTCTAAACAGTTATGTTAATCATACTGGTACTGGAGATCTTATTCTTAGGGATAACGGAGTTGACTTGACATTCCCAGGCGCCAGTGGAACTATTGCAGTTGAAGGTTTTGCAATTGCACTTGCAGTTGCCCTTGGATAAACATTATAAATAAGATAAACAAAGGAAGATAAAGAATGGCTAACAATTTTAAGAATGCATTTGCTACAAGTGTTTCCACCTCAAGTGGTTCGCCGACAGATGTGTATACTGCAAATAATGGTTCTGCCGTCAATTCAATTCTTATCGAACTTGATATAGCAAACACTGGTACTGCTGCTGTTTCTGCAACTGTCCTCATTTATGATAGTTCTGCAACTGCATCTTATCATGTTGTAAAGAGTGCTCCAATCCCTCCAGGCTCGTCCTTGAAGGTTGTATCAGGCCAAAAGATTGTATTGAATGGAGATGACAAAGTTCAAGTGTATGCTTCTGCTGCAACTGTCGATGTTGTTGCTTCTATTCTAGAAGATGTAACATAAGGGGTGATTTAAATGTCTAACTATATTGGTGTTCCATACATTAATCAGATTTCGCCCAGTTTTCCAAAGGAAGATTTTAATGGGTCTAATTTTGGTAGTGTAACTGGAGCATATGCGACATACTCAAATGCCGTAGAACTATCTGTTGATGTTCCTGGCGCTAATACAGAAAACCTTTTGGTTGTATTGGACAACGTGGTTCAAGAGCCAGATATTGCATATACTGTTCACGAGAATTCATCTAACCAACCAAAGATTTTAAATTTCTCAGAAGCACCAGCATCAAACGCTTCTATCTATGTTGTACATAGAGGTATTGGTAATTACAACATGACACCACCAGCTGGTTCTGTTGGAACAACACAACTTGCTTCTGGACTAAAAAATATTACTACAGATTCATTCACAGGTGATGGTTCTACTGCTGCGTTTACAATGACTGAAACGCCGCCTGCTGGAAATTCAATCCTTGTAATGGTTGATGGTATTGTTCAAAAGATTACAACTAACTATACTGTATCTGGAACAACATTGACATTTACTACTGCACCAGATGCTAGTGCAGAGATTGAAGTAAAACATTTAGGTATTCGTGGTGTTATTCGCAGAGGCCCAGATTTTCAAATAGACAATCTTACAGGAGATGGTTCTACTACTGCATTCACCCTAACAAACTCTGGTGTAACTGCAAACAATGCTTTTGTATATTACAATGGTGTGTGTTTGAAACCTTCTACTGATTATGGTATCAGTGGAACTACAATTACATTTACATTTGCTCCTGTTAATGCATCAGAAATAATGGTAAGGTATCAACTATAATGGCAAGTAAATCAAAAACTCTCGCAGAACTTCTTAATGGTGATGTTACTATTGATGCAACGGATATTGCTAACGATTCGGTTACTACGGCAAAGATTGCTGATGCAAATGTAACAACAGCAAAGATTGCTGATGATGCTGTTACTAGTGCAAAGTTAGATACGAATATTGACATTGCTGGAACACTAGATGTTACTGGTAAATTAACTGCTGATAGTAATTTATTGGTTGGTTCTGGTAGTGCTGTTGGTAATGCAAATGCAAATGAATTAGAACTTACAAATCCTGCTGGTTCGGGAACTGTGGGAATGACAATGAATGTTAATTCTGGTTCTGCTGATACTGGAAACATTTATTGGAGATCAAATGCAACAAATAACGCCATCCAAATTGTTGGCGACCCAATAACTAATTATTTGGCACTTGGAACAAGTGGCAGTACAAGAATGCACATTGACAGTGGTGGCAATACTGGAATAGGTTCTACCACACCATCAACATATGCTACAAATACTAAAGTTTTACAATTAACTACAAATGCTAATAGTGCTGGAGAAGGTGCGTCAATTAGACAGGCGCCATGGACTTCATATCAAGGTAGAGGTTATAAACACTCAGAGGTGTTTGCTCTTTCTAATATTACTTCTAGTACATTAATTTCTCAACTTTCTGGAACTGGTGCAAATGGGTTTAGATGTTTATTTGAATATATTGTAACTGGACACACATCTGGAGTCGCAAACGGCCACTTTTGGGGGAAATATTATTGGGATGGTGGCACAGGAGCTCCAGTTTTGATTCAGGCAGACTATGAAGAAAATGCTACTCTTCAAATAACCTTTGATACTTCAGTATCAAATAGGTTGCAATTATTTTTGGCATCACATAATGGCACAAACGGATTTAATGGTATTGCAGAGGTAACTTATTGGGTGCCGGTTGATTTTGCAAGTAGTAATTATACAACATCTTAGGGAATAGATATGGGTAACGTAAGACATCATTCTGGTATTAAAAATACTGTAGTTGCTGGAGTTTGCACAAACCCTGGCTTGACAACAAGTGGAAATAGATACACATTTAATTTGGATGTGAATGGAACAAACAATCCTGGCATGGCTCAATCTTGGTCAAACAACAGTTACACTTGTTCTACAAGTGGAACTTTTGAATTTCATGCTGCTGGATACACAACCTTTACCCCTGGCTACGGATATGTAAATTTATATAAAAATGGAAGTAACTATGTTGATTTTCATTTTAATCATAATAACACTACATTTCACGAAATGTGGGGGTTTACTACTTTGGTAGAAGCAAATGAGGGTGATGTTTTTGATTGGCGCCGTGGAGGCGGCGGCAGTGGAACTCATGCTAGATTTATGATGAGTATCAAGATGATTAGTGGTATGGAAGGCCCTAACATTCTTTAATTAACAAATAGGAAAATATAAAATGGCTGATTACACATTTACATTGAATGATACTGAAGAAAAATGTATCAATTATCTCTGTCTTGATGCTCAAGAGTTTGTTCAGAATTGGATTAACTTTCGTGTCAATACTGCTAAGGCTGATATCATAAGAAAAAACTTAGAACATTGTAATGCAAATGACATTACAATTGCAACAGGTGAAGATGCTCAAATTGAACAGGCATTTACACTGGGTGTTGTCCAAACAGGTGCAGATAGAGAAGCTGAGTATCAAGCAATGGTCGCTGCTAGAGAAGCAGAATAAATAAGAGTATGATAAACAAAGGTAGAATGATATGAGTAACTATATTGGAGCAGAACCGTCCTACGGAGTATTTGATAAACAAGTACTTACTGGTGATGGTTCGACAACACAATTCAATTTAGACCATCCTGTCGCAACATCTTCGCAGCTGTTGGTTTCTTTGGATGGTGTTATCCAAGAGCCAGATCATTCATATACAGTTTCTAGTTCTACAGGACAGGGAGTTATTAATTTCTCTGAAGCACCAGATGCGGCTGGTAGAGTCTTTATCACATATTTGGGTAGACAACTACTACAGGCATCTGTTACTCAGTCCGAATCTTTCGTTGATATATTCAATGGAGATGGTTCTACTGTTGCGTTTACACTTACAAGAACACCAGTAACCAATGATGCAAGAAACTTCATTGTCTTTGTAGATAATGTCTATCAAAGAGAAGGTTCTTCATATGCATTTACTGTACTTGGACAGACGCTTACATTCACAGGCGCTCCAGCAAGTGGAACAAATAATATTCAAGTTTATCAACTTAATAACATTAACACACTAAATACTATTGCAGATAATACAGTCACTTCTGCAAAAATTCAAGATGGTTCGATTGCACGAGTTGATCTCGCATTTGATCCAGAAGATGATGCAACTGCACTTGCGATTGCTTTAGGATAACAATAGGAAAGAAACATGGCGAACACATTCAAAAATGCGGCCCTTGCTGATGTATCATCTGGTTCATATGATACTCTATACACTGCGCCTGCTGCTACACAAGTTGTTGTTCTTGGACTTGCCATCGCTAATAAAACAACTTCAGCGGTGACAGTTAAGGTTCAATTCACAGATAGTTCTGCGAGTACAACACACCAATTACTAGAGGATGTAAGTATTCCAGCAAATACTACATTGGAAACTCTTGCTGGACAAAAATATATTTTAGAGGCCGCAGACATTCTCAAGGTTCAGGCAGGCACTGGTTCTGCACTTGATGTTGTTTTGGGTATTATGGAAAAAACCTAAGAGGATAGTGTAATATGCCATTTATTGGAAAAAATCCAACCGCTGGTTTTGCTACAATCGTCAAGGATGATTTTACAGCAGACGGTACAACCACAGTATTTACGTTATCAAAACAAGTTGCAACTGTAACTGATATTGCTGTCTATGTAGGTAATGTTCGCCAAGAACCTACAGACGCTTATACAGTTAATGGAACAACTTTGACGATGAGTGTTGCACCAGCAACTGGTGTTAATTTCTATGTTCTTCATATTGCTGGAACAATCGAAAGTTCAGTCGTTCCAGCAGACCTTTCTATTGGAACTGCAAAACTAGTAAACAATGCTGTCACTAGTGCAAAACTAGTAAACAATGCTGTCACTAGTGCAAAACTAGATACGAATATTGATGTGGCAGGAACACTGGATGTTACTGGTGCAACTACACTTGATTCAACACTTGCTGTAGTTGGTAATTCAACTGCAAACTCAATAAATTTAGGTGGTAGAACTCTTGGTGCTGGTGGAACTCCACTAGGTGTTAATTTTAGTTCTGCATCTACAAATGGTATGCAAATTAACGATACTAACTCTGGTAACTTAGGTGGAATGTTGGGTTTCTACTCTGGTTCTGGAACTGGTACTCTTCGTGGAAATATTCAAAATGCAAATAACGCTGGTATCCATGTGTGTGTGGGAACTGGCGGAACAGTTGTCTTTGGTAATAGTGGTTATACAGCTGCTAACGCCCTTGACGATTATGAAGAAGGCACTTTTACGCCGACCCTATATCACACTAGCACTAATGATTCGACATTCAGTTTATCAAATGGACAGTATACTAAGATTGGCAACACAGTAACTTGTCAAATAAGAGTTGATGGTGGAACAAGTGGCACAGCGGGTTCGTTTCTAGTTATTGGTGGTTTGCCGTTTGCAGTGTCGCAAGCACAAGGCAATATGGGTATTGGGATTTGGGGTTCAAACCCCAGCAGCCAAGTTGGAAATATTCACGGTTTTAATCCACCCAGAGTATTTAAGGGCGGTCAAGACGTTACTACTCAAATGTCGTTTTTTACGGCAATGTTGGTTTATAAAACATCGTAATAACCCTATTGGATATAGGGTCGGACAGGTGACAAGTCAAGTCACGATACTAAAATAGGAGAAATAAAATGGCACTTACAGAAAGAACAGAACAGGATAAGATTGAAGTCGTAGGCGAGTTCAAGCATATTCAAGTAAGAACTGCTACAATCATCGAGCGTGATGGTGTAGAAATTTCTCGTTCATTTCACAGACACGTTGTAGCACCAGATGCATCTGCTGACGCAGTTGCCGCTGAAAGTGCAGACGTTCAGGCAATGGTTGCACAGTTTCATACTGACGCAGTGAAAACTGCATACGCAGCACACGTTGCTGCTCAGAACGCAGCTGTTGACGGTGAAGAATAAATATATCTAAAAGGGGATAATTATGCCACTATCGAAAGTTCAGGCACAAGTTATAGAAAATATTGACGGAGGCGGTTCTGATGCTGTTTTCTTTATCAATGATCAGACTATGACAGTAGACTATACTCTTGCTGCTGATAAGAACGGCGTAACTGCTGGGCCTATCACAGTGAATAGTGGTGTCACCCTCACAGTTTCCTCTGGTGCAAGATTGGTGGTAGTATAATGGCTGTAACAATAGACGGAACAACTGGTGTAAGTTTAATCCAAGACGGAGTAGTTCAGACTGCTGATTTGGCATCTACTCTAGACTTGAGTGGCAAGACAGTTACTTATGGTTTGGCCAGTTCTGACTTGCCATCTGGCACTGCAATTCAAGTAGTCAATAGTGCAAGTGGAACAAACTACAATACAACTGCTGATGCTGGTGGCGCTGCAACTGGACACGCACTACTTACCAACTATAGTGTTACAATAACACCAGTAAGAACTGGTAGTAAATTTAAAGTTGATGGAAAGGTGTCTTCAGTTGGTTTTGCGAACACTACTGGTGTTGGTGCAATTTATTCGTTAGTAAAATACTCTATTGCTGGTGGTACTGTTACCGCTGCTGGTATTGATACTGGACATTACGGTGGTAGTAATACATATGTAAACCATGTGGTTAGTGGTCTTACTGGTGCATTGTCTTACACTTTAGGACAATCAATTGTATTCTCAATTTATGGTTATGGACAATATTGTACTGGTGGTGAATATGCATGGAATAGAGTTGGTGGTGGTAGTGGTCTAACAATCACGGAGATAGCACAATGAGTGAAGTCGTATATTTTAATTCTGATGGAACAGTTTCATCTGTTACTGGTGATGCCGCAGTTACACAAAAGAACATGGCAGACCTTCGTGCAATGAGAAATCATTTGTTGATAGAAACAGATTGGACACAAGGTGCAGATAGTCCTTTGACAGATTCACAAAAAACATCATGGGCAACATACAGACAATCTCTCAGAGATATTACAGACACATATTCTTCATTGGATGATGTTGTATGGCCTACTAAACCGTAATAAATAAGAATATGAGAAACAGGAAAAGTAGATGAGTAAAATTGCGATAACACCAAATGCGAGTGGAACTGGAACAATAAACATTGTTGCTCCAAACACGAATACTGATCGCACTTTGACCATTCCAGATGTTACTGGAAATGTTGTGACAACAGGTGATAGTGGAACTGTTACATCAGCAATACTTGCTACTAATGCAGTTAGAGATGAGTTACCAGCTGGTTCTGTAGTTCAAACAGTTCATACTAATGGCGCCCCAGCTTCTATATCCACTGGTAGTCTAACACTTCAAACTGCAACAATCACTCCAATATATGCAAGTTCTAAAATTTTAATGATTACAAATTCCGCTTATCATATGGATAACGCTGCTGGTGCATATTGGAGAGCCCAATATAATTACAGTATCGCTGGTGGTGCTAGTGGAACTGCTACATTAGGAAGTAACTATCTTGCCGATGCGATTGGTTATCCTAACTCAGTTTACACTACTGGCGCAAGAATGCATTATGGTGGACAGAAACTTTTCTCTAGTTATAATACAACAAGTGCAATTACTTTTACTTTGGTGGTTACATTACAGTCTGGTTCTGGACAACTAGGTTGTGGATATAATTATAATAATGACATGACATTGATGGAGATCAAACAATGAGACTAGGTAGTAAAGATTTTGCAATTATGAAATTGAATCCATCTGCTGTTAAAGTTATTGATGGTGTTCCTTACGATAAGGATGATAATGTAGTTTCATATGATGATGATGCAGTTATGATAGAATTAAATCTTCAAGAAGTAAGAATGATTCGTAATGCCAAACTCGTAGAAACAGATTGGGTTGTCACTATGCACAAGGAACTAGGAACAAACATTCCTGCTGCATGGAAAACATACAGACAGGCACTAAGAGATATTACAGACACATATACATCACTGGATGATGTGGTATGGCCGGAGAAACCAGAATGAGTACATTAAAAGTAGATACAATTACAGATTCTTCTTCTGGTTTAACTACAACCATTAACGGATTTACTCCACAGTCATCCAATATGGCTGGAAAAAATCTGATTATCAATGGCGGATTTAATGTCTGGCAAAGAGGCACATCATTCAGTGATGTCAATAATGTTTACACTGCTGATAGGATGTATGTTGTCGCTGGTGGTGGAACTACTGGTGATAATGTAACTCGACAATCATTTACTGCTGGACAAACAGATGTTCCTGGCGAACCAACTTACTACTTTCGATTTACTGCTGGTTCTACATCATCAAATAAAGTTGTTCATCATAGAATTGAAGATGTGAGAACTGGTGCTGGACAAACCGTAACATTATCCTTTTGGGGTAAGGCATCTACTGCTCACAGTTCTACAATAGAACTAGGACAGAATTTTGGAAGTGGTGGTAGTTCTCAAGTTGTTCCATCAGCACAATCATATTCATTAACCACTTCATGGCAAAAATTTACTTTTAATATTGTCCTTCCAAGTATTTCTGGTAAGACAATAGGAACAAGTAGTTATCTTTATATTGCTTTTATTAGAAGTTTGCCTGCATCAAATGTTGATATTGATATTGCACAAATGAAATTAGAGATTGGCTCGGTTGCTACTCCATTTGAACACCGTTCATACGGAGAAGAGCTTTCGCTCTGTCAGAGGTATTATGAAAAGTTTGGACAAGGTTGGTGGTCAAGATTTGAATCTGGTTCTGGACTTGTTGTAAACGGACAGTTCAAAGTTGAAAAGAGGACTGCTCCAACTATTGGATTGCCTACTGGAGGAACTATTAGACTTTATGAATGGGGTGTTGGAGATAGAGATGCTACACCAACACTAACAAGCACATCAATGAATGCAAATGGTGGACACTTCAAATTAAGTGGGTTTTCTGGTGGTTCTACTGGCGAGATTTGGGGTGTGGGTGGAACGAACACTGATTTTTCTACACATCCCTTTGAAGCAAAGGCGGAGTTATAAAAAATGAAAAATATGAATATTACATCTGCACAATATAGTGAAGGAAATATAAGTATCATCGCAACAATTGAAGGCAAACAATATGCAATTCCTTGTGTTGTGGGGAATGTCGAATATGACGAAATCATGCGCCAAGTAGAAGCAGGCACACTAACTATTGCAGAAGCAGACTAAATAGTATGAAAGAGATTAGGAAACAATAATATGCCATTTATCGGAAAACAACCACAGGCTGGTGCATATTCAAAGTTAGATGCAATCACAACTTCTGCGACTGCTACCTATAACTTGACACTTGATAGTGGTGCATACTATCCTCAAAGTGCTAATCACCTGTTGGTTTCACTTAATGGTGTTATTCAGGCTCCTCAAGATTCATTCACAGTCAGTGGTTCACAGATTATCTTTGACTCTGCATTGACAAGTGCTGACGTTATTGACTTTATCATTGCACTTGGTGATACACTGGATATCGGTGTACCTAGTGCTGGTTCTGTTAATACAAGTCAGTTGGCAAATGATGCTGTAACAACTGCAAAGATTGCTGCTGGGGCTGTTGATACAACAGAACTTGCTAGTGGTGCAGTGACTTCTGCAAAACTAGATACGAATATTGATGTTGCTGGAAACTTAGATGTTAATGGAACTTTTAATGTTTCGGATGACTTAAAATTCATTGGTGGGGCAACACCAACATTAGGTATTGGTACATTAACACCAAATAGAAAACTTGTCGTATATGGTAATAATGCCAACGGTGCAGAATTATCTATAACAAACACCGACATGACTGCCGATAGAAGAACCATGAACTGGTTCATGTCTGGCGATAAAGCACATTGGAGAATTTTGAATGATGCTGGAACAGCAGGTGGAACTTCTATAAATCTAGACCATGATGGTATTATTGATGCAACTGCATTTACTGGAACTAGTGGAACTGCATATAACGCTTTGGGGTCAGATTCTATTGGTGATAGTAATGTTCCTTACAACTCATGGGGTACACCAAATAACACATATTATCGTTGGGTTCTTCCAAAGGCGGGCGACTATCGACTTGAGGCCACAATGAGAATTAGAATGTGGGGTGTGCATGGAATGATTTTATCAAGATTGTACAACAACACCACATCTGCTGTTATAAACGACAAATATAATTATTCAACGTATAGAATGAATCTTGAGAACAGAGGTGGTGGTACTGCTGAACTTTTTAACATTCAAATTCATCAAACATGGATTGTAACCACATCTGCTGATAACCAAGATATTCATCATCAAATGTTCTCTGATAATAACTCTACAAGTTCAAGTGTTCAATCAGATAGTAATGGACGCAATTATCATGCATGGTATAGAATAGGATAATATTATGTCATTACCAACAAGAACCCCAGAAATTACTTTTTTAACTGCTGTACAAGCACTGCATTCAGATGGAATGTTTATGATGAGTATGCCTCACAATGATAGACTTACAGAAGAAGAATACAATGCGTGTTACATGGAAATCACTGGAACGGATGATAACGATTGTGCAATCACTTCATCTGATGTTTCTGCATTTACTGTAACATATGCAGACGCAGTTGCAAAGTATGATGAGCTCATTGCGGCAGAATAAATAAGATTATAGGAAAAGAACAGAATGGCACTCATTAAACTAAATTCAAGAGCAATACCAGACAATACAGTTGTAAACACTGACATTGCTGATGGTTCTGTTACACAGGCAAAGATTTCTGACGGTTCTGTTTCTTCTGCAAAAATTGCTGATGATGCTGTTACTGGAAGTAAACTTGGTGTTGAAACTGGTAGAAGAAATGTCTTTATCAATGGCAATTTCAGAATAGCTCAAAGAGGCACATCAGTAACGTATACTGGTGGTATTTGGCAATATCTTTCTCCAGACAGGTGGTTCGGGCATTTTGATCAAACTCCTACTGGTGCTACACATCATGTATTTGATGGAGGCCCAACTGCCAGCGGTGCTAACAATAAATTTGCAGAGGTAAGAGGCCCAACAAGTGCAAACAGTGGAAATGGTGCTGGTTACTTTGGACAAAGAGTAGAGTCCTCATCTCTTGCTGGTATTAGAGCAAAAAATTCATTTACTATCAGTGGTTATATTAAAAGAAGTGGCAGTGTAAACCAAGCAATTTCAACTAACATCATTTGTCCTACTGCAACAGATAACTTTGCTGGATACACTACACATGGTGCTGCGTTTACTTCTGCAACAATTTCTGGTGATGGAACAGCTGCTAACAATGGAACGCTCACACTTACTTCAGTAGATACATGGTATTATTTTACGGTTACAAGAACTTCTGCTACTTCTTTGACAAACTTTGACAAAGGATTGCAGATATATTGGGCATTTGGTAATTGTCATAACACCGCTGATAAAATTCAATTTGCACAATTACAACTTGAAGAAGGCACTGAGGCTACCACATTCGAGCATAGCACATATGCTGCTGAACTCCATCTTTGTAAGAGGTATTATCAGCAAAGTACGTCTATTGCTAATGCTACATCTAGTCCAATGTGGTTTTATTCTTACAACGCTAGTGAAGCATGGGGTGGAAACAGGTTTCCAGTAGAAATGAGAACTAATCCTACTTGTGTTCTTTATAATAATGCCGGAACGGCAGGAGGTGTACATCAGATTGGTAGCCCTGATATAACAGGTGTTACAGTTAATAGTTCATCTAAGCAAGGTATTTTTTTGGCGTACAAAGCTAGTGGATTTACAACAGATAAGTCTCATATTGCTGGGTGGACAGCAGATTCGGAGTTATAAATGGAAAATTTAAACATTTTATCAGCTAAGTATTTACAGTTTGAAGGAGTTAATTCTGGTATTTTAGCAATAATAGATGATATCCCAATGTCTGTACCACTAGACCCTGCTAACAGACACTACGCAGAAATACTCAGACAAGTAGAATCTGGTGACTTAACAATTGCAGACGCAGACCCATTACCAGATGCAGAATAAATAAAGAGAAACAGAGAGAACGCAAATGCCAATTTCAAGAATTAAAACAGACGGTATTCAAGATGACGCTATCACATCTGCCAAGATTGGTGTAGATGTAATTGTTGCTGACGATCTTGCTGCGAACTCTGTAACTGTATCTGAACTCACTGATGGTGCTGTCACTGGTGCTAAACTTGCCAATAACCTAAACTATGATTCTGGAACACTTTATCTAGACAGTACAAATAATAGAGTGGGCATCGGCACAACTTCGCCTTCTAAAGAACTTCATGTTAAAGGTGATATTGATGTTGAGGGAGGTACAGGTGGAGTTGCTGTTTTGCGTTTCAAAGCAGAAGAAATTCACGGTACTGTAGAGGGTATCAATATTGGAAATAACTTCGGCGGCCTTGCTTTTAAAACTAATAATAATGGAACAGTAGCTGAAAAGGTGCGTATCGACAATGCCGGCAACGTGGGCATTGGCGTAAGCAGTATGACAAATAAGTTGGTTTTGCCTAACGCCTCTTATTTTGCGATGCAAGATACTGGCGGCGCAGAGAGTCTTGCAATTAGAGCAAATAGTTCAAATGCAATGGAATTGCTGACTGGCGGCGGTGTGCGTATGAGTATTTTGTCCGATGGCAAATTGGGCCTCGGCGAGACCAACCCATCTAGTTTCTTACACTTAAAAAAATCTGATGCTACAACTTATGATGCTACTGATGCAGATGGTCAAGTTGGTATTGGCCCCACAATTTATTTAGAAAATCCTGCTAATTCTAATATTACTGTTGGTGGACAAATTGTTTTTGGAATGAGGTCAACAGAAGCTCAGGCAAGAATTGGTGCTACCGGCGGTGCAGCTCCAGAATTAACTTTTGGTACTGGTGATGTTGAACGTATGCGTATCGACAGCAACGGCAGAGTGGGCATTGGTACTGATAATCCAAACACCCCTGTTCAAGTTCAAAATGATTCTGATACGGATTATAACCCGTTGTCTGCGGCATTTAACAATATACTTGGTCTAAAGAATAGCACCTCTGGTGCTTTAAATAACTCGATTATGTCGTTTACTACGGAATCTAATGGTGAATGGTACATTGGTGGAGTTCAGAACAGCAGTAACAATGCATCAGATTTTGTGTTTGTGTCTAGGGATAGTGGCTCTAGAGCAGAACGTATGCGTATAACATCAAATGGTGATATAAATCATCATACTTCAGGCTCTTTTAAAATATACAGATTTAATTCAAGTACAAACCCATATTTAAATGTTGGCTCTATTGGTTGTGCTTATTTTAATGCAAGTTCTACTGATGCTAATGCTTATGCTATTGTAACAAATAAAGATAGTTCCTCTACAATGCACCATATATGTTTTAAAAATATTAATAGTGTCGTAGGTACTATTAGCACTAGTGGCTCATCAACATCATATAACACCTCATCAGATTATCGCCTAAAGGATAACGTGGTTGAGATGACAGATGCTACAACAAGGCTCAAGCAACTACAACCAAAAAGATTTAACTTCATAGCAGATGCAGATACAACAGTAGATGGCTTCTTAGCACATGAGGTGCAGTCAGTTGTTCCAGAAGCAATCACAGGCACACACGATGAAGTAGATGATGATGGCAACCCTGTTTATCAAGGAATCGACCAAAGCAAGCTTGTTCCTCTACTCGTAAAGACAATTCAAGAATTAGAAGCTCGTATCACTGCTCTAGAATCAAACTAATTTTCAAAATATCTAACACACAATCCTTATAAATAGAACAAAGGAGACTGTGTTCGATGGCAACTATTTCTAATTTATTCATAGACCAAAGTGCTGATTTCACTACTACAGTGACAATCAACGATTCCGCTGGTTCTGCACTTGATTTGACAGGTTATACTGCACTTGCGATGATTCGCAAGACATATGCATCTACAACTGCAACAACATTTACTTCGACATTTGAAACGCCAAGAACTTCTGGTCAAATCACAATTTCACTAACAGACACGCAAACCGCTGCTCTTGAGGATGGTAGATATGTTTATGATTTAGTCATAACAGATTCTTCTGGTTCTAAAACAAGAGTGGTAGAAGGTATTGCAACTGTAAACCCAAGCGTATCAAGGTAGAACTATGGCAATTACAGCAACAGTAAATACACCAAGAACAGTAGTTGGTTCTGTATCACAAGGAAACCAACCACAAGTAACTCGTGTAACAGTTCCAGGCCCCAAGGGGGATTCTGGATCAGTTGTGGGAGCTGCATCTCTGCAACTCTCTGGATTATCAGATGTTGATACAACATCTTTTCCATTATCAGATGGTTCTTTGTTGCAGTACCGTTCATCTACTGGAAAATGGACTGCCCGAAACGAACTTGATACAACCACTGGAAATCTCGTATTGAGTGGTGGAAGTTTTTAACAATAGGAAGATAAAAAAATGGCATTAACCCTACAAATTAAAAGATCTACTGGATCAACTGCGCCATCATCCCTTGCAGACGGTGAACTCGCCTATACCCACGGCAACGAGAAATTCTATATCGGTGATGGTTCTACAGTAAAACTAATCGGCGGTAAATATTATAATGACTTAGTTGATCATACCGCTGGAACTCTGACTGCTAGTTCTGCTATCCTTGTTGATAGTAACAAAGCAATTGATGACTTCATTGTTGGGAATAACTCAGCAACTGGTGGTTCAATCAAACTTAAAGAAGGAACTTCAAATGGAACAGATCATGTTGCATTGAAAGCTCCAAACTCTTTGGCAGCAAGTGTAACATTCACACTACCAAGTGCAGATGGTTCTGCTGGACAGTTCCTTACAACGAATGGTTCTGGTGAACTTTCATTTGGAACAGTCACACAATCACTTTCGATTGCTGCTGATAGTGGTTCTAATGATGCAGTATCTACTGGCGAAACAATTACGTTCACTGGTGGTGAAGGTATTGATACAACAGTAACAAACAACACAATTACAATTGCTGGTGAAGATGCAACTTCATCCAACAAAGGTATCGCATCGTTTGATTCTACAGACTTTACTGTAACAAGTGGTGCCGTTACTGTAAATGCAGAAAGAGTAGAAGATATTGTTGGAGCTCAATTAGTAACAAATGGTTCACACACTCTCATTACTGCAACTTATGATGATGCTAATGATGGTGCGATTGATTTGGTTGTTGACAACGACTTGTCAAACTATGATAACTCAAATTCTGGATTTTTGACAACAGAAACAAACGACTTGTCTGCTGCTGTTGTTTGGGCAAACGTACCAAACGCAAATATCACACAAGGTTCTGTTACACAACACCAGGCTGCACTTTCTATTGCAACCACACAGTTGACAGGAACAGTAACTAACGCACAACTTGCTGGTTCAATCACAAATGCAAAACTTGTAAACAGTTCTGTAACAATTGGTTCTGACACAGTTTCACTTGGTGGAACTCAGACAGACTTGAATGGTATCACTTCACTTGACGTTGATAACATTACAGTTGACGCAAACACAATCTCAACCACAAACTCAAATGGTAACTTGGCACTTGCTCCAGACGGAACAGGAACAGTTACAGTTCCTTCTGGTTATGAAGCAAGAGCAGGATTTGGTTCAGATTCACTTGTTAATAAAACATATGTTGACCAAGTTGCAAACGGACTTGATGTTAAGGCATCTGTAAGAGTTGCAACTACTGCTGACTTGTCTGCAACATATGCTAACGGTGCAGGCACATTGACTGCAAATGCAAACGGTGCTATTTCAATTGATGGTGTTTCACTTTCATTGAACGACAGAGTTCTTGTTAAAGACCAAAGTGATGCAGTCGAGAATGGTTTCTATAAAGTAACAACAGTTGGTTCTGGTTCTGCTGCATTCGTTCTTACCAGAACACCAGACGCAAACGAAGCTTCTGAAATCACTGGTGGTGCATTTACTTTCGTTGAAGAAGGTACTGCAAACGCAGACAATGGTTATGTTGCAACACACAATGGAACACCAACACTTGGAACTGATGACATTACTTTTGACCAGTTCTCTGGTGCTGGACAGATTTCTGCTGGTAACGGTTTAACAAAAACTGGTAACACTATTGATGCAGTAGGAACTGCAAACCGTATCTCTGTTTCTGCAAATGCGATTGACATTGCTTCAACTTATGTTGGACAAAATACTATTACTACTTTAGGAACAATTACAACTGGAACATGGAACGCAGACACAATTGGTGTTGCATATGGTGGAACAGGAATTACATCTGCCGCAAAGGGTTCTGTACTTATTGCAAACTCTGCTGATACTTTCAGTGCTCTTGATGGTGGTGGTGCAAATGATGGTTTCCTATCTTACAGTGCATCTACAGACACAATCTCATGGGCTACAAGTATTGACGGTGGAACATTCTAATAAGTAGTCTTAGGAGATAACACATTATGGCTACTGTTGCGATTAGACCAAAACGCTCTGAAACTGCATCTTCAGTTCCATCTTCAGGCGATTTGGAAGTTGGAGAAGTTGCAATCAACTCTGCTGACCAAAAGATTTATACAAAAAAATCTGATGGTACAGTAGTTGAAGTTGCAAACGCATCTGCTGGTGCTTCAGAAGGTTTCGCAATCGCAGTAGCAGTCGCATTAGGATAAGAAAACATGGCAATACCAACAACAAGAACAGATTTTAAAGAATGGTGCTTAAGAAGTTTAGGCAAACCTGTTATCGAAATTAATGTTGATCCAGATCAAGTTGAAGATAGAATTGATGAGGCTCTACAATATTTCGCACAATATCATTACGATGGTATTGAGAGGGTGTATCTAAAATATCAATTGTCTGCGGCAGATATTACTCGTGCAAGAGGTAATGATTCTGGAACGGTTGCAACTGATGTTGATGGTTCGACAACTGCAACTTGGTATGAACAGCAAAACTGGATTCCAGTTCCAAGTTCGGTGGTGTCTATCGTTAAAGTATTTCCTTTGACAGATAAGGCCGCACTGAATATGTTTGATATTAGATATCAGTTGAGACTGAATGATTTGTATGATTTTAGTTCTACTTCTGTTATTCACTATGAGATGACAATGCAACATCTAGATTTTCTAGATCACATTCTTATTGGTGAGACAGCAATTCGTCACAACCAACATCAAAACAGATTATACTTGGATGCAGATTTCCAGACAGATTTTGTTGAGAACGATTACATTCTTATTGAATGCTATCGCAAACTTGATCCAGCAACATATGCAGATGTTTGGGATGATATCTTTTTGAAGAAGTATGCAACTCAACTCATTAAGAAACAATGGGGTGCAAACCTTTCTAAGTTTCAAGGTATTCAGATGTTGGGTGGTGTTGCACTAAACGGTGATCAAATTTATACACAGGCACAGGAAGAGATTGATAAGTTGGAAGAACAGATTCAACTTGCATACGAACTGCCGCCTATGCATATGATAGGGTAAGTTATGCCAACAAAACTAAATGAAGATACGCAAGTTGCAATTCCATTAAAGAATTTAATAGGATTGATTATTGGTACAGTTATTGCTGTCACGGCTTATTTTGGTTTAACAGAAAGAATTGCGTTTTTAGAACATAACTACACAATGATGGATATGCAAGTAGATAAGAATAATGATTGGATAAATGGTTTCAAACCACCACCAGAAGTTCAAGACACAATTAAAAGAGTTCGTAACTTAGAACTAAAAGTAAAAGAACTTGAGATAAGGTTACAAAATGCCAACTAATGTATATTTCGATACAGGAACAAAACCAGAGCAGGCGCTCTATGAGGATTTGATTATTGAACAACTTCGCATTTATGGGCAAGATGTTTATTATATTCCTCGTAAGTTAGCTGGTACTGATAATATCTTTGGTGAAGATATCGGTTCTTCATTTGAGGATGCATACCTTATCGAAATGTATATGGAAAATATTGATGGATATGAGGGCGAGAAAGAACTCATGTCTAAGTTTGGTTTGGATATACAAGATGATGCAACCTTTGTTGTTGCAAGAAGAAGATGGGAACAGTTTATTTCTATCGACAACAACTTGATTGTATCTTCAAGGCCAAATGAAGGCGATTTAGTTTATTTCCCAAAGGGTGGCAAACTCTTTGAGATTACTTTTGTGGAAGATGAAGATCCATTTCTTCAAGTCCACAATCTACCTACATATAAACTAAAATGCAAAACCTTTGAGTATGGTTCAGAAGCCATTGACACAGGTATTGCAGAGATTGATGTTATTGAAACTGACAACTCTTTGGATATGTTGTCACATCAACTCACTTTGGAAACTGCAACTGGTTCTGGTTCTCTTATATTGGAGAACTCAGTAGAGAATGCTGCGGCGTCCTATATAATACTAGAAACTTATAATGTCGCAACTATTGATGAGAATTCACAGAATGATGACTTTGAACTTGCAGACGATAATATATTAGACTTTACTGAATCTAATCCATTCGGTGATGCTGGGGTTAATTAACTATGATTGGAAATTATTTTTATAACGAATCGACAAGAAATGTCGTAGTTGCGTTTGGTACACTTTTTAACCAAATTCAATTGACTAAAAAAGATAGCAGTGGAAATGTCACACAGACAATGAAAGTTCCACTTGCATATGGCCCAAAACAAAAGTGGTTGTCAAGATTGACAGAAGACCCTAACCTTGCAAAAAAGGTAGCGGTTACACTTCCTCGTATTGGGTTTGAGATTTCTGGTTTGACATATGATGCAACCAGAAAACAAAACAAAATTATGAAGGCAAAGAAGGTACTAGATGGTGCAGATAACTCACAATTAAAATCTGGTTTTATGCCTGTTCCATATAATGTTGACTTTGAGTTGTATATTCTTGCAAAGAACTCAGATGATGCGTTGCAAATTGTAGAACAAATCCTTCCTTACTTTCAACCAGAATACACAGTAACTTTGAGAGAGATTCCAGAACTAGATATCATTCGTGATGTTCCTATCGTACTGAATAGTATCTCTTATGAGGACGATTATGAAGGCGACTTTACAAGTAGAAGGAGTATCATTTATACTCTAAGTTTTACTGCAAAGTATTACTTGTACGGCCCAGTAACGTCTACAAATGTTATTCGTACTGTACAAGTTGACCAGTATGCAAATACTCCAGTTAATGCTCCATCTAGGGAACAAAGATACACAGTCGCACCGAATCCATCAAATGCAACTGCACAAGAATTTGATCCAGATGATGATAACTTTGGATTTAATGAAACAACAAGTTTCTTTGAAGATGCGAAAACTTATAATCCTGTAACTGACCAAGATGAATAAATAATAGAAAAGAATTCCTAAAGGAAGAAACGCATGGCAATTAGAAAAATCATATCAAGAAGTATCGGAGTGGATGTTATCGCTGCTGAGGATTTGGCAGCTGGTTCAGTTGAAACTGCCGAAATTCAAAATGGTGCTGTTACAGGCCCAAAACTCGCAGATAACCTAAACTATGATTCTGGAACACTATACCTCGACAGCACAAACAATCGTGTAGGCATAGGAACAACTTCGCCCAGTAGAAAACTTGAATTAAATGGTGGTGGTGTTGGAAGTTTAGTTACTTTTACAGATGGTGTTGCAACTAACTTCACATTTAAAACAGATGGAAGTAGTGTTGGCACTTTTGGAACTGAGGCTGGAAGCACACAACTTGCCTTTATGGTTGCTGGTTCTGAAAAAATTCGTGTGGCCAATGATGGTGATGTTGGCATCGGCACTAGTTCGCCAAATGCTAATCTTCACGTTTCTGGTTCAAGCACCAATGTTATTAGCGCACAAGTACAAAACAATGAGGGTACTGGAAGTCGTATAGACCTGTACTCTTTTGGCAGTTCTCCTGCTATTCAATCTGCACATAGGTCAGCGATGTATCAATGGACAGGTGCAGGCATAGACTTGTGGACACGAACAGGTGACTTACACTTTGGCACTAGCAACTCAGAAGCCATGCGTATAGACAGCTCGGGCCGTGTTAATATTGGTGGTGTCCAAACAGACGCCGGTGCAAAACTATCGGTTATAAGTGATAGTACAATAACTTCTGGATCATCGACAACAAATGAAGGTATTCTTATGATACCTAGTGCTTCATTGTCATCAAACCAATATGCGCCGTGGATTTCTTGGACAGGGTATCCAAGTAGTAGTGCTGTACAGAGGGGAAGAGCGGGGATTGGTGCAATATCAACTAATAATGCATCAGGTCTGGAACTTATATTTGCTACTAGAAATGCAGCAGATGGTAGTGTTCTTAGTCCTGCTGACGAAAAAATGCGTCTTACTACTGGTGGTCATCTTTGTCTTAATAAAACTAGTGATAGTTTTAATGACAGCGTTGGTATTTCTGTCAATGGTGCAGCTGGGTTAATTAGAATAGAAAGAAACAATGATCCATCTTTACAATTAAACAGAATGAATGCAAATGGAGAAATAGTTCAATTTTATAGAGGTGCTGGAAATAAAGTTGGAAATATTACTGGTAATACCTCATCCGTATCTTACAACACCTCATCTGACTACCGCCTAAAAGAAAATGTAGAATACGACTTTGATGCCTCAACAAGATTAAAGCAACTGAAACCTGCTAGATTTAACTTCATCGCTGACGCAGATACAACAGTCGATGGCTTCCTTGCACACGAGGTTCAAGATATTGTTCCAGAAGCAATTACTGGTGAAAAGGATGCAGTAGATGATGATGGTAATCCAGATTACCAAGCAATCGACCAAGCCAAGCTTGTTCCACTACTTGTTAAATCTTTACAAGAAGCACTAACAGAAATTGATAGTCTGAAGGCAAGACTAGACGATGCTGGACTTTAATAGTCTACCTAAATAAAAGACAGACATATAATAAACGGAGTGAAAATATTATGACTGAAGAAAAGAAACAAATGATTACAATTGATGACGTAGAGTATGCAATTGAAGATTTGAGCCAGAATTGTATTAATCTAATTAATAATATTCAAAAGTCAAATCAGTTGGAAGCAGACAAAACTTTTGAAATTGAGATGCTCAAAGCATCTAGACAATTGATGTTTGACAATTTGAAAGCCGAACTTCCAAAACAAGAAGAAGCGGTAGATGAGCAATCAGACTGACATTTTAGATAATGTTTTAGGAATAGCAGAACCAGAGGTTTTGGCAGTAAAGGATGTTACTCCACCAAAACCTGTTCTTGTTCCAGAAACAAAACTAAATGAAGAAGATATAGATAACGATTATAAATATCAACGAGAGAACTTTTATAATCTTATCGAAAGAGGACAGGATGCCATTGATGGTATTCTAGACCTTGCAAGAGAATCAGAACACCCAAGAACCTATGAGGTTGCTGGGAACTTGATTAAACAAGTGGCAGAAGTCACGGAGAAATTGGGTGATTTGCAAGCAAAGATGAAGAAACTCAAAGAAGTTCCTAATTCTGCTCCTCAGAACGTAACAAATGCATTATTTGTTGGAAGCACTGCTGAACTACAAAAGATGTTAAAGGGAAAGTAATATGCCATTAACCAGAATTAAAAATACAGCCATTGGTGACGGTGGCATTTCAACTGCAAAACTCGCTGATGGTGCTGTAACAACTGTTAAAGTTGCTGATGATGCAGTGAACTCTGCAAAGATTGGTGTTGATGTTATTGCTGCCGAGGATTTGGCGGCAAACTCTGTTACTGTATCAGAGATTTCAGATGGTGCTGTCACAGGCCCAAAACTTGCAGATAACCTAAACTACGATTCTGGAACACTTTATCTAGACAGTACAAATAATAGAGTAGCTATTGGTTCTACGAGTTCTCTTGAAAAACTAAGAGTAGCGGGAAATATTGAAGTATATAACGATGATGCAGACGGTTATATCTGGTTTCACGATGCTGGAACAAGAAGTTGGGCTGTCGGAAGTGTCCAATCAACAGGTAAATTATCAATAAATTATAATCAAGATTTTTCAAGTGCTGAACGATTTACTATAGATCCCAATGGATTTACTAGTCTTAACACAACTACTGGTAATGAAAGATTAAATGTTGCTGGTGCGATAGGTTCTTCTGGTGCATCTGCTAATTTTGGTGCCGGTGACGAAAGAATTATAATGGACTTCACTGGCTCTGTCGCTCGTGTTGGTCATGTTAATGGTGCATCTGGTAGTGCTAAACCACTTCATCTTCAGACTGCTGGAGTTACTAGGGTTGCTATTGATGGTAATAATGTCGGCATTGGCACTACTTCACCGTCCTTACCCTTACATATTGAAAATACAAACAACGCCAGAGCACTCATCAAAACTACAAATTCTGGATCTGTTGCTGCTCTTCAATTGCAAAATACGGCGACTACGGCAGAAATTGGTGTTGAAACATCAACAGATGCTGGCGGTGGAGCTTATGCTGGTTATCAAACAGGAGCAACTGGTGCAAGTGGGCTTCATATATTAAATAATAATAATGTTGGTATAGTTGTTGATACTTCTGGTAGGGTATCTCATCCAAATCAAGTAGCATTTGCTGCATATCTAAATACAAGCTTTACAAATGTCGTTAATGTCGCTACCAGAGTCACAGGTTGGACACTTTATGGTGCCTCTAATTACTTTGGGGTGCAAACAAGAAGGCATCACAGTTCTTTTGCAAGTGATCAATTTACCGCTCCAGTTGCTGGACTTTATTTGATGGTTTTCAAACCAGATTTTAGTGGTACTCAAACAACTGGTTGGTATTGTAGTTGGGGTGTAAATGGCAACACCAGAACTTTGGATGTAGTAGAAGATCTACCACATTATGCAAATAGCACCCAGGCCTATATGAATGTTCTAGAATTAGATCAAGGTGATTATGTAAGAATTTATGGACATGGTGGCTCTGCTTGGGCGATGAATTCTGGAGGCAATCAATGGAACACATGGTGGATGGGCTACAAGATAGCTTAAATAAAGGAAACTCAAATTATGGCACAAATTAATTTAAATATTTCAGAAACAGAAAAATTAGCTATGGATTCTGTTTGTTTGGATGTTCAAGAATATTTACAAAACTGGTTGGACTACAGATCAAGACTGGCAACAGATACGATTGTTGCATCTCTAGTAGATCATTGTAATAATAACGATATTGCGATTCAAGTTGGTGTTGATAATCAAATTAGACAAGCTTATGATTTGGGTATTGCTAAAACAATAGAACAACTGAACGCAGATAATGAAAACTTATGATCACTACCTTGGAAATCCTCTACTAAAAAAATCTAATGTTCCTGTAGAGTGGACGAAAAATCAAATTCTTGAATACCAGAAGTGTATGGAAAATCCCATATACTTTATCAAGAATTATATTAAAATCGTATCGCTTGATGAAGGACTTGTTCCTTTTGAAATGTATAATTTTCAAGAGGACATTGTAGATACAATCCACGACAATCGTTTTACTATCTGTAAGATGCCAAGACAGTCTGGTAAATCCACGACTATGGTATCCTATATTCTTCACTACGTTCTATTCAATCCTAACATGAATGTTGCAATCCTTGCCAACAAGGCTGCGACTGCAAGAGACATTCTTGGTAGACTTCAACTTGCATATGAGAATCTTCCTAAGTGGTTACAACAGGGCGTGGTGTCTTGGAACAAAGGTTCAGTAGACTTAGAGAATGGTAGTAGGGTTGTTGCATCTTCTACATCTTCATCTGCTGTTCGTGGTGGTTCTTACAACATGATATTCTTGGACGAATTTGCATTCGTTCCAAACAACGTAGCAGAGGACTTCTTTAGTTCTGTTTATCCTACAATCTCATCTGGTAAAACTACAAAAGTTATTATTGTATCTACACCCAATGGTATGAATCTTTTCTACAAATTGTGGGTTGATGCAGAGAACAAAAGAAACTCGTATAATATCATAGATGTTCACTGGAGTCAAGTGCCAGGCCGAGATGAAAAGTGGCGAACAGAGACAATCGCAAATACTTCTGAAGAACAGTTCAGAAGAGAGTTTGACTGTGAGTTTTTGGGTTCTGCAAATACACTTATTAATCCTTCAAAGATTAAGTCAATGGCCTTTCAGAATCCTATTCAGTCAAACGCTGGATTGGATATGTATGAGAAACCAAATGATGGTGGTACATATGTTGTGGTTGCTGACGTTGCAAGAGGCACAAATAATGACTACTCTGCATTTATTGTCTTTGATGTATCTACAGTTCCTTATAAGATTGTTGCAAAATATCGTAATAACGAAATCAAACCTCTACTCTTTCCCAACATTATCCATGATGTATCTAAGGCTTACAATCAAGCCTATATTTTGATTGAGGTGAATGATATCGGTGAACAAGTTGCAACTGCACTACAGTTTGACTTGGAGTATGAGAACCTTATTATGGCAAGTATGCGTGGTCGTGCAGGTCAGGTGATTGGTGGTGGTTTTAGTGGTGGAAAAGCACAATTGGGGGTAAGAACAACAAAGGCAGTTAAAAAACTAGGATGTTCTAACCTTAAACAGATTATTGAAACAGATAAACTCATTATCAATGATTACGACTTAATCAATGAGTTCTCTACCTTTATTCTTAAAGGACAATCCTTTGAGGCAGAAGATGGACATACAGATGACTTAGCTATGTGTTGTGTTATCTTTGCGTGGTTGGTAGAACAGACATACTTTAAAGAACTAACTGACGATGATATTCGTGCTAGAATGTTCTTAGAACAACAACATCAATTAGAACAGGATATGGCTCCTTTTGGGTTCTTTGATGATGGGTTGAATGATAATGGATACGGAGAAACTATTGTAGATGAGTATGGAACACGGTGGAGTCCAGTGGTTCGTTCATACGATTCAGATTGGTAGAAATCTTAAAATACCTACATAATATCAATAATATCGTTTTCTAATTTAAGGAAGCAGTTTGCACAAACTACTTTGGATTGATTGATTAAATCTTTGACTTCTGTTCTAGATTCCTCGTTCAATCCTTTTCTTTTTGTTAGAGTGCGTATTTTCCTCTCGTGAGGATAAAATTGGAGACAAGCAGTTTCAGATTCACCACAGTAATTACAGGACTTTTTACCAAGATATTCATTAACCCATATCTTGCGAGCTCTATAATTGCGTTGTGATACCTTTTTTATGGTTTCTTTGTATTTCTGATAATGCTCCGACATAAAACTATTTATGTGTTGCTTAACCTATAAAAAATCAAGTGTAGAAAAGGTTTTTTATAAATATTCATGTAAGTTTGGAAACTTAATAATTATAATGAATCCATAAAGGAGAAAACAAAGATGGCATTTCAAGTATCCCCTGGCGTACTCGTCAAAGAGATCGACTTGACCAATATTGTTCCTGCTGTTGCAACATCTATTGGTGCAATTGCTGCTGGTTTCCCACAAGGGCCAGTTGAAGAAATCATTCCGATTGCTTCAGAACAAGATCTTGTACAAGTCTTTGGTAAACCAAATGCAAGTAATTTTGAAACTTGGTTTACTGCCGCTAACTTTCTTCAATACGGAAACGCTCTTCGTGTAGTTCGTGCAGATGCTTCATCTGCTGTAAACGCTACCGCTGACGGTTCTGGATTGAAGATTAAAAACGATTTTGATTATGAAACTAACTATGCCGCTGGACAAGGTTCTGTCGGTAACTGGGCTGCAAAGTTCCCAGGCACATACGGTAACGGTGTTGCTGTATCAATCTGTTCAAGTGCAACTGCATACGAACAATCATTCTCTGGTGCTGCTGGTACACTTGGTGTAACCACAGGTACGCCTGCTGCTGGTGCAACTACTGTTGGAATTGACAACGGTGGTGGTTCTGCTGGTGACGGTGGTAACTTGTTCTCAGTTGGAGATATTGTTTACTTTGCAGAAGCAGACGGACAACAGTATGAAGTTACTGCTGTTGCAACTGACGATCTAACAATCAGACAACTTGACAATCCTAACGGTGGTGGACTTAAATCTGCCTTGACTGCTGCAACTACTGTTCGTAGACGTTGGAAGTACTATGACTTGTTTGATGGTGCGCCTGGCACATCACCTTGGGCAACAGACAGAGGAATTTCTGGTGACGAAATGCATATCGTAGTTTACGATACTGCTGGTACTGTTACTGGTTTTGACGCTGACTTGGCCGGACAAAGAGGTAATGCTGCAATGGAAACATATCCATTCGTATCTCAGGCTGCATCTGCTAAAACTGCACAAGGTGGAACAAACTTCTATGCAAACGTAGTAAACACAGGTTCTTCTTTCGTAAGATGGATGGATCACGACGGTTCACTATCTGATGCTGGAACAGACATTGCTTCTGGTTCAACTTACACCTCTTCTACTGGTGACGCTGGTGTTATCACTTCAACACTTTCTGGTGGTGTAGACGCTAACCCAACAATCGGTGAATTGGACACTGCATATCAGTTGTTTGCTGATGTTGATACAGTTGATGTAAACCTTGTGATGGCTGGTACTTGTCCAGCTGGAACAGATGGTGTTACACACGCAACCATGATTATCGACCTCTGTGAGGCTCGTAAAGATTGTGTTGGTTTCATCTCTCCTCGTAGAGCAGATGTTGTTGGTATCACAAGTTCAATCACTCAAACTACAAATGTCGAAGCATTCTTTGACAACCTTGCATCTTCTTCATATGCAGTATTCGATAGTGGATACAAGTATATGTACGACAGATACAATGATGTTTACAGATATGTACCATTGAATGGTGACATTGCTGGTTTGTGTGCAAACACTGACCAAGTCGCTGACGCATGGTTCTCCCCTGCTGGTTACAACAGAGGACAAATCCGTGGTGCAGTAAGACTTGCATACAACCCTAACAAGGCACAAAGGGATATTCTTTATCCTGCTCGTATTAACCCTGTTATTACACAGTCAGGCCAAGGAACATTCTTGTTTGGTGACAAGACTGCTCTTTCTAGACCTTCTGCGTTTGATAGAATTAACGTGCGTAGATTGTTCCTCGTTCTTGAAAAGGCAATTGCAACTGCATCGAAATTCCAACTCTTTGAGTTCAACGATACATTTACAAGAGCACAATTCTTGAATTTGGTAGAACCATTCCTTAGAGATGTGCAAGGACGTAGAGGTATTACAGACTTTAAGGTGGTTTGTGATGAAACAAATAACACAGGTGAAGTCATTGACAGAAATGAATTCATTGGTGATATTTACATCAAGCCTGCTCGTTCAATCAACTTTATTACACTAAACTTCATCGCCGTAAGAACTGGCGTTGCATTTAGTGAAGTGGGAGGTTAATCATGTCAACACCAAATATTAATGATTTTAGAGCTAGAATGACTGGTGGGGGCGCTCGTGCTAACCAATTTACAGTTATTCTGAATACGCCTGCAATCGGGGCTGCCGGAATTGAAAGTTCGGAAGCAACATCATTTTTGGTTAAGGCAGCATCGTTGCCTGGCCAGACAATCACAGAAGTTCCTGTCAACTTTAGAGGACGTATTCTCTATCTTGCTGGTGACAGAGAATTTGAAACATGGACAACAACTATCATCAATGACACAGATTTCAGAATTCGTAATGGACTTGAGTCATGGATGAGTGGTATTAACGACTTGGAAACAAGTGTTGGTGCTGCCAATGTTTCTCAATATACTGCTGATCTTAGAGTTCAACAATTGGATAGAGATAATGTTATTCTTAAAGAATACATTCTAACCAACTGTTGGCCAACAGTGATTGCACCAATTGAGTTGTCTTATGATACAGTAAGTGAAGTTGAAACCTTTGATGTGACATGGAGATACACATCATTCTCAGCAAGTGGTGTATAATCCTGCTTTATAATCTTACTAAATAGTAAGGTAAAATTAGGAGAACTATAGTATGGCTGAACTTTTTGGTTTCAGAATCACAAGAGCGAATCAGAGTGGGAGTAGTGATGGATTCACTGCTCCCTCATCTGACGATGGCACCCTTGATGTTGTATCAGGCGGTGGCCATTATGCTTCCATTCTTGATATGGATGGTCGTGATCGGAATGAACTTGACTTAATTAGAAGATATCGTGATATTGCACAACAACCAGAGTGTGATAGTGCTATTGAAGATATCGCAAACGAAGCGATTGTCTCTGATGAAAGAGGACAATCCGTATCTATTTCCCTCGACAGGTTAGACCTTTCTAGAAATATCAAATCTAAAATTAGAGATGAATTTAATGAAGTTTTGCATTTGCTAGACTTTAATGCAAAAGGCCATGATATCTTTAGACGTTGGTATGTCGATGGAAGAATATACTATCATAAAATTATTGATAGAAATTCCCCTCGTAAGGGAATTAAAGAATTACGTTATATCGACCCTCGTAAAATTAAGAAGGTCAGAGAACAACGAAAAGAAATGGACAAGAAAACTGGTGCCGAGATGGTAAAAGGCATTGAGGATTTCTATCTTTATAATGATAAGGGTTGGGAACAGAACGTAGGAACATCTTCTGGTATTCGTATTACTGCCGACTCTATTACATATTGCCCTTCTGGACTTGTAGATATGCACAAAGGAACTGTCCTTTCATATCTGCACAAAGCAATCAAACCTGTCAATCAGTTACGCATGATTGAGGATGCGTTGGTTATCTATCGTATTTCTCGTGCGCCTGAAAGACGTATTTTCTACATTGATGTTGGTAACTTGCCGAAAGTAAAGGCAGAGGCTTATCTGAAAGATGTGATGAATCGTTATCGTAACAAGTTGGTGTATGACGCACGAACTGGTGAAATTCGTGACGATAGAAATCATATGTCAATGTTGGAAGATTTCTGGTTGCCTCGTAGAGAAGGTGGTAGAGGTACAGAAATCACAACCTTGCCTGGCGGCTCAAACCTCGGCGAGATTGATGATATCAAATACTTCCAGACAAAACTTTACCGTTCATTGAACGTACCAATCTCAAGACTTGAGGCAGAGAACTCATTCTCTATTGGACGTTCTGATAACATTACTCGTGACGAATTGAAGTTTACAAAGTTCGTACAGAAACTTCGTAAGAAATTCACTGTAATGTTTATGGATGTTCTTCGCACACAACTTATTCTAAAAGGTGTGATTGCAGAAGATGAATGGTCTATGATTAAAGAAAACTTGCAGTTTGACTTTATGCAAGATGGCCACTTTACAGAATTAAAGAATGCAGAACTTCTTCAAAATCGTTTGGATATGTTAGGACAGATTGAAAGTTATGTGGGAACATACTTCTCTAAAGAATATGTGAGAAAGAATGTTCTAAGAATGTCTGATGAAGAGATTGAAGAAATTGAAAATCAAATTAAAGATGAATCTGGTGGCGAACTCGACCCTATGGGTCAAGATGATGGTATGTTCGCACAGAACAATCCAGAACAAGGAGATAAATGATGGATACAGTAAGAGACTTTGTAAACGCAATTGGTGACGGTGATAACCTTTCAGCAGAAACACACTTTAATGCTTCTCTTGCATCAAAAGTTGGTGATGCATTAGAAACAAAAAGACAGGAAGTTGCAAAAACATTTGTAACTCATCATATTCCAGAGGTAGAAGAAGATAGTGAGTAAAACCGTTTCTCAACTTCGACAGGAGTTACCAGAAAAGGATGAGCATAAAACATCTAAGGAGTATAAAAAGTTATCTCCTAAGATGAAGAATGCTGTTGACGCTATTTTTAAGGAAATGGAAAGTAAACCTTCAGATTTCCTAAATACTTTTGACAAAACTATTACTTTAGTCTCAAAAAAGTTCAAAGTTCCTCCAAAGGCACTTATGGATTACTTTGAGGCAGAAGTATTATCAATTTAGGAAAAGTAAAATGCAAGTAAAAGGAACAGCAACCGACCTCGCAGCTGGAACTACAAAATTTGTAGATGATGCGGCGGTATGGGTATTTAACACTGGTTCTGCACAAGTAGTAACAGTTCGTAATTCGGCAGACGATGCTGACATTGGTACGATTTATGTTGGTGCTGGTGCTGGTATTGTAATTCACATGAACGCTGGAGAGGGGCTTCGTGGTGCATCTACCTTAAAAGGTACAGCAATCACGAATGCTGGGTACTAATATGAAACTTATCGCAGAACAAATACAAGAAGTAGAATACATCGTTGAAGAAAAAGACGGTGGTGGAAAAGATATGAAGATTCGTGGAATCTTCATGCAGGCAGACATGAAAAACCGTAATGGTCGTGTCTACCCTATGGGCGTACTTAATAAAGAAGTCGCTCGATATAATAAAGAATTTGTTGCTGAAGGTCGTGCGTTTGGGGAACTGGGTCATCCAGAAGGCCCCACTGTCAATCTTGACAGGGTATCGCACATGATCACAAAACTGGAAGCTGATGGAAAGAACTTTATTGGTGAGGCGAAACTGCTCTCTACTCCAATGGGGGAAATTGCGAAAGCACTAATCAAAGATGGTGGTAAACTTGGTGTCTCTTCAAGAGGTATGGGTTCACTTGAAAATAGAGGTGGTGCAAACTATGTGAAAGATGATTTTTATCTTGCCACTGCGGCAGATATTGTTGCAGACCCTTCTGCACCTCAGGCCTTCGTTGAAGGTATCATGGAAGGTAAAGAGTGGGTTTGGGATAACGGACTACTTAAAGAAGTAGAGATTCAAAACATCAAAGATGAGATTAATGAAGGTGTAAGAGCGAAACAATCTAATGTTTCCGCCCTCGCATTTGCAAAATTCTTGTCAAAACTTTAATCATTATAAATATGTTAATAGACAACTCAAGGAGAAAATCCCAATGTCAGAACTAGACAAGACAATTGAGGAACTAGAAGCGGAAGTCCAAGCAGAACTTGAAGAAGCTGCACAGGACGCCCCAACAAAGGGTGCTGCTAAAGGCGACTCAATGGAAAAAGTAGATGGGGAAGTTCAAGACCTAGGCAAAGCAGTTGAAAGTCCAGAGACAGCAAAGGGCCCAGATGGTGCGAAAGCAACAAAGAAGGCCAGTGATGCTCAGACTAAAGGTGCAAAAGATGCCGGTGGAAATGATACTCCAACTGCAATTAAAGAACCCCTTGCTGCTGGTGATCAAGTAGATCACGATGGTGAGGAACTAGAAGAAGGTAAGATGACTAAAGAGATGATGAAGGCAGAAATGCAGAAGAAGATGGAAAGCATGAAAGCCCAAGATCTCAAGGCAGCATACGAAGCAATGTGTAACGGTGAAGGTTACGGTTCAATGGAAAAGAAAGATGAGTCAGTTGACGAATCTACTCTTGATGACCGTCTTGCATCTGTAGACGTTTCTGAAGATGTTACTGCTCTCGTAGAGGGTGAGGAACTTACTGAAGAATTCAAAGAAAAGGCATCAACAATTTTTGAGGCTGCTGTTAAATCTAAACTTCGTTCTGAAGTTGAAAGAATTGAGGAAGCAAAAACTCAAGAAATCGCTGAAGAAATCAATAGAGTGCGTGATGAGTTGACTGAAAAAGTTGACGCATACATGAACTACGTTGTAGAAGAGTGGATGAAAGAGAACGAAATTGCAATCGAAAGAGGTCTCAAAGGTGAGATTGCTGAAGATTTCATTTCAGGCCTTAAATCACTTTTTGAGGAGCATTACATTGATGTTCCAGACGAGAAGTATGATATTCTAGGAACTCAGTCTGAAAAGATTGACGAACTTGAAGCAAAACTCAACGAACAGATTGAAAAAACTGCTGCAATGAAAAAGCAGAATGACCAATTGGTTCGTGAATCAGTCTTTGCAGAAGTCGCTTCTGACCTCGCCGATACAGAGGTAGAGAAGTTCAAGTCTCTTGCAGAAGATGTAGATTTTACAGATGAAGGTTCTTTCAGAAGTAAACTCGACACGCTTAAGGAAAGTTATTTTCCAAAGGCAACCACTATCGCTGAATCTGTAGACTCTGAAACTGATGGTTCAGAATCTTTCGATACAACTGGTGCAATGTCTGCTTACATGGCAGCAATCAGTAAAAATGTAAAGCGGGCAAAAGACTAATTAGCGGAAGAAATTATCTTCTAAAAATCTAGTTTTTATAAATATTATTAGAAAAACTCAACAAGGAGAAAACAAAATGTTCAAAGCAGAACATCTACAGGAAAAGTGGCAGCCAGTACTAGAGCACAACGATCTTCCAGAGATCAAGGACTCTTATCGTAAGGCTGTAACCACGATTATCCTAGAAAACCAAGAAAAAGCACTTCGTGAAGATAGAGGTTTCCTCGGCGAAGCTGCACCAACTAACGCTACAGGTGCTAGTGTAGATAATTGGGATCCGATCCTAATCTCTCTAGTCCGTAGAGCAATGCCAAACCTTATCGCTTATGATATTGCTGGCGTTCAACCTATGACAGGCCCAACTGGACTTATCTTTGCAATGCGTTCACGCTATGCATCACAGACAGGTACAGAAACATTCTACAACGAAGCAGACTCAGATTTCTCTGGTACTGGTACACAAGCTGGTACAAACCCTGCTATCTTGAATGACACTCCTGCTGGTACATACACCAATGGTACTGGTATGACAACTGCTGCTGCAGAAGCATTGGGTGACTCTGCTGGTAACTCTTTTGCAGAAATGTCTTTCTCAATTGAGAAGAACTCTGTTACTGCAAAGTCAAGAGCTCTTAAAGCAGAATATACAATGGAACTTGCACAAGACCTTAAAGCAATTCACGGTCTTGACGCAGAAACAGAACTTGCTAACATTCTTTCTGGTGAAATTCTTAACGAAATCAACAGAGAAGTTGTTAGAACTGTTTATACATCTGCTAAAATCGGTGCCCAAGCTGATACTGCAAACGCTGGTATCTTTGACATGGACGTTGATTCAAACGGTAGATGGTCAGTTGAGAAGTTCAAAGGACTTATGTTCCAAGTTGAGAGAGAAGCAAACGTAATCGCTCAGCAAACTCGTAGAGGTAAAGGTAACATGATTATCTGTTCTTCTGATGTTGCTTCTGCACTTCAGATGGCCGGACAGTTGGATACATCCCCTGCTCTTAACAACAACTTGTCAGTTGACGATGCTGGTAACACATTTGCTGGTGTTCTTAACGGACGTTACAAAGTGTACATTGATCCATATTCAGCAAACGCTGCCGCAAAGCAGTTCTTTGTTGTTGGATACAAAGGTACTTCACCATACGATGCTGGTATCTTCTACTGCCCATACGTTCCACTTCAGATGGTTCGTGCAGTTGGTGAGAACACATTCCAGCCAAAAATTGGTTTCAAGACACGTTATGGTCTTACTGCAAACCCATTTGCTGGTGGTGCTACAGTCAGAAGTGGTGCAATCACTGCTAACGACAACGTATATTACAGAAGAGTTCAAGTTACGAACATCATGTAATAATAATAAGAAACTTGTTTCTGAACTTGGGGGAGGGCTTTTGCTCTCCCCCTTTTTTCTTTATAAATACTATAAAGGAAGAAAACTATGGTAAAACTTAATCCACTTGCACGACAACCAAATAATCTAGACTTTGCATCACCGACTCAGTTTAGATTTAATTTGTTGAAAACACCTAACGTAGAATATTTTGTTACATCTGTAAACTTGCCTGGCATTAGTTTTAGTGGTGAAGCAAATATGAATACACGTTTTAAGAGTATTGCTCTAATGGGAGATACACTTGAATTTGAAGATTTAGAATTAACATTCCTTGTGAATGAAGATTTATCAAACTATCGTGAAGTACATGATTGGATTACTGGAATTGGTTTTCCAAAAGATACTGAACAGTTTAAAACTGCATCTTCAGAAAATTCTGAATTGAGACCTAATACATCAAGTTTAACTAATCCCAATACTATGGCTTCTGATGCAAGTCTCACACTTCTTACAAATAAAAATAATCCAACACTCAGAGTGAATTTCAAAAATTGTTATCCTAACTCTCTTTCTGGATTGACATATAATACACAGGTTACTGACACAGAACAACTAACGGCAACTGCAAGTTTTAAATACGATTTTTACGAATTTGAAACTTTATAAATATACCGAGCAGACAATGGTTGACTTGGACAATCATAGTTTGAGTCTCTTTAAAGAGATAATATAGTAACGCAAGTTACAACCCACTCTGCTCACTTTTATTATTAGGATGTGAAATATAATGACACTTGAAGAACTACAGGCTCAGGCCGCAAAAGACTTAGAAATCGACAATATAGAACTTGGTGATGAATCACTTAGGTCTGCAAGTCTACATCAAAAATATCTAACCATCTACAATAACTTTAGACAACTCGTTCTTATGAATGAGGGTACTTACAATGTACTCAAACGTAAGAAGTGGGAATACTATGGTGGTAAAGCATCGCCAGAAGTCTATCGTGATAATCCCTTTGACTACAAAATTTTAAAACAAGACATTCCACTTTATCTGGATTCTGATGAAGAACTCATCAAAGCAAAACAGAAAGTAGAATACTATAAGATGTGTCAAGATTCCTGTGAACGGATTCTGAAACAAATTCAGTCTCGTGGTTGGGATATTAAAAACGCAATTGAATGGCGTAAATTTGTGGATGGGGCGATATGAGGTATTGTCAACCATACATCATTGAACGTATTGGTGCAATAACCATATCTAAAGCTCTCGCAAAAGTTAATACTCAGTTAGAGGACGCAAAGATAGTGGGTGCGAGTGGACAAGTTCGTAGAAGCACTAAGGTTGATTGGATTAATGATAAAGATGTTTTAACAACATTCTTGGAATATGCACAAGCGGCAAATAAAAATGCTGGGTGGGATTTTCATATTGATGTTATCGAACCACTACAATATGCAGAGTATTCTGTTGAAGATGAGTTTGGATGGCATATTGACCAACACAACAAACCATATGATGATGGTAGAGTGAGGAAGATTAGTTTCTCTATTTTTCTGAATGATGATTATGAAGGTGGTGAGTTTGATATAGAAACAGGAAACCCACAGGAAGAAAAAAGATATACAACAATTAAAAGACAACCAAATACTGGTTTTTTCTTTCAATCGCACTATTGGCATAGAGTAAGACCAATTACTAAAGGTGTACGCAAAAGTTTAGTTGGATGGGTACTTGGGCCTAAATTTAAATGACCATAATCACCAAAAAGAATGAAGTATACCTACAAGTAGAAACTGAACCCTCAACTGCAAGGGCGATTTCTGACTTCTTTACGTTTGAAGTTCCTGGCGCTCGTTTTATGCCTGCGTATCGAAATCGTATTTGGGATGGAAAGATTAGACTATTTTCTCCATCAACAGGAGAACTTTATCTTGGATTACTGCCATATTTACAAAAATATTTGACAGATTATGAAGAAGAATTTACAATAAGTGAGGAACTAAAAAATGAAAAAACAATCGACAGACCAACTCTTGATGGATACATTAGACAACTTAGACTTCGATCCAGTGGAAGAAATATCAAACCTCGTGATTATCAAATTGATGCCGTGGATTATGCTATCCGAAATCATAGGGCCCTTCTTCTTAGTCCTACCGCTTCTGGTAAGTCACTTATAATCTATATTCTGGTAAGGTATTATCAATTACTATTACAAGAAACCCAACAAGACAAAATCCTTATTCTTGTTCCGACAACATCTCTGGTTGAACAGATGTATTCTGATTTTATCGACTATGGATGGCAAGAAGCTTATATGCAGAAGATTTACAGTGGACATGATAAACAAGTAACGAAACCAGTTGTTATATCGACATGGCAATCTATCTACAAGTTTCCTAAGAGTTACTTTGAACAATTCGGTTGTGTGATTGGTGATGAAGCACATTTATTTAAGGCAAAATCTCTTACTTCAATTCTTACAAAACTTCATTTGTGTAAATATAGGTTTGGACTAACTGGTACACTGGATGGTATGCAAACGCATCGCCTAGTACTAGAAGGATTATTTGGAACACTTAATAAAGTTATTACAACAAAAGAACTGATAGATGAAAAGACACTAGCTGAATTTAAGATTAGGGCGCTAGTCTTAACATATCCAGAACATGAGTGTAAACTCGTAAAGGATATGAACTATCAAGATGAAATTGATTTTATTGTTACACACCCAAAAAGAAATGAATTTATAAAAGACTTGACATTGGCACTAAAAGGCAATACACTGGTGTTATTTCAATTTGTAGAGAAACATGGAAGTGTTATCTATGATATGATTAAGTCTAACACAGATAGAAAAGTGTTTTATGTGTTTGGTGGTACTGACACCCAAACCAGAGAGGATATTCGTGCAATTACAGAAAAAGAGAGGGATGCCATTATCGTTGCATCTTATGGCACGTTTTCTACTGGTATTAACATTAGGAATCTTCACAACATCGTGTTCTCAAGTCCAAGTAAGTCCAGAGTTCGTACCTTGCAATCAATTGGCCGTGGATTGCGTAGGAGTGAAACTAAGGATTCCGCTATCCTCTTTGATATTGCTGATGACCTCACCTATAAATCAAAAAGAAACTTTACAATTAACCATTTCATGGAACGAATAAATATCTATAATGAAGAGCAATTTGATTATGAAATTAAAAGGATAAAACTAAAATGACAGAAAATAATATAAAAATACTAAAGCTGTCTAGTGGTGAAGAGATTATTTGTGATGTTGTTCAGTCTTTAGATTCACCCTATCTTAGTGTAACCTCTCCTATGAAATTAAATTCATATCCAAAAGCAACAAGAAATGGTATAGAAGAAGCCTTGTCTTTACAAAGGTGGATTCACTTTGCTAAAACCAACACATATGATATCCCCAAGTCTCAAATCATCGTACTTACTGAGGCCTCTTATGGGTTATCAAAGTTTTATGAGTATTGTGTTAGTAAATCTAGATTGGAGGATGAAGATGTATTAACTGGAGCTCCCACCAATAGAGAATTAGATGATATTGTTGAGGAACAATGGGATGAGGAGTTTGGTAGTCCAGACTCTAAGCTTATACATTAGATCTATTCATTCTCAAACCCAGCATAGTAAATATACCCTCTTGTCAAGAGAAAGTCAATAGATTTTTATAATTATTTTTCTCTTGACATCTGAATCAAGATATAGTATGATGTATCTATTAATCGCACTTTAAGCGACAATATATGTGGAGTTATTATGGCTAAAAAACCAAAAGGAGCGCATTATGTCAATAATGCACAGTTCCTAGAAGCAATGAAAGAATGGAAAGAGCGTTGCAAAGAGGCTGAGGAACTAGGTGAACCACAACCACCAGTGACTAATTATATCGGCGAATGCTTCTTGAAAATTGCAAACCACCTTTCTTACCGACCAAATTTTATCAATTACACCTATAGAGAAGAAATGATTTCTGATGGTATTGAAAACTGTCTACAGTATTGTAGCAACTTCAATCCAGATAAATCAAACAATCCTTTTGCGTATTTCACACAAATTATTTACTACGCCTTTATTCGTAGGATACAAAAAGAAAAGAAACAACAACATATCAGACACAAAATAATTGAGAACATGAGTGTTGATGTTCTTGCAGTTGGAGAAGATATGGAACAAGGACAGTTTGTTGATTATCTACAGAAGAATTTTCTACCAGCTGAAGATGTATATAAACCTAAGAAAAAAAAGAAGAGTGAACCAAAAGGCCTTGAAAAATTTTATGATGACGATGGTGAAGAGATAAATGAAAATAGCGCTGATAACTGATACTCACTTTGGCGCCCGTAATGATAGTTTAGCATTTAATGAATACTTCTATAAGTTTTGGGAAGAGATTTTCTTTCCTTACTTAGATGAACACAACATTAAAACGGTTATTCATTTGGGCGACCTTATGGACAGACGTAAGTTTGTTTCATATAAGATTGCAAAAGACTTGCGTGAAAGGTTTATCAAACCTTTTGTTGATAGAGGTATCACTGTCCATATTATGGCAGGGAATCACGACACCTACTATAAAAACACCAATGAAATAAACTCATTATACGAACTGTTAGGTGGCCCAGGCGAGGAGAAATATCCTAACATTCATTGTTATGATGCACCTCTTACTGAAGAGTTTGATGGTACTGGTATTCACTTTATGCCATGGATTTGTACTGAAAACTATGAACAGTCTATGAGAAGTATTGAAATGACTTCTGCACAGATTTGTATGGGGCATTTTGAAATCAATGGTTTTGAGATGCACGCTGGACATTTTTCAGAAAGTGGATATGATAAAGATTTTCTAAGAAAGTTTGATACTGTATTCTCTGGACACTTTCACAAGAAGTCTGACGATGGCCATGTTTATTATCTTGGTAACACCTATCAAATGACTTGGAGTGATGATGGTTGCCCAAAGGGTTTCCATATCTTTGACACAAATACGAGAGAACTAGATCGTATTATTAATCCATACACAATCTTTGAAAAAATCTACTATGATGATTCAACAACAAATTATTCTGATTTTAATGTATTGACATTGAAGGAAAAGTTTGTTAAAATAATCGTTGTTAATAAAAAGGACTTTTATCAGTTCGATAGGTTTATTGACAGAGTTTTGAATGAATCTGGTGCCCATGAGGTAAAGATTGTTGAGGACTTTAGTGAACTTGATGCAGAGAATGTTGATGATGCAATCATTGAGAATGCAGAAGATAACATGACTTTGATTGAGCGTTACATTGATGAACTTGATGTTGACTTAGATAAAAAACGATTGACTAATATGATGAAGTCGTTGTATGTAGAAGCGAGTGACCTAGAACTGTGATTACTTTTAAATATGTACGCTGGAAGAACTTTCTTTCTACTGGCAATAATTTTACAGAAATACAGTTGGATAGAAGTCCAACTACTTTGATCATTGGCGAAAACGGAGCAGGAAAGTCAACCATTCTTGATGCACTTTGTTTTGGCCTATTTAATAAACCATTTCGTAACATCTCAAAATCACAACTTGTTAATTCAGTTAATGGTAGTGCTTCTATTGTTGAAGTTGAGTTTATTGTTGGTGGTAAAAATGTAAAGGTTATTCGTGGCATCAAACCTAATAAGTTTGAAGTATACGTTAATGATAACATGATTAATCAAGATGCGAATGCTCGTGATTATCAGAAACATCTAGAACAACAGATTTTGGGATTAAACTATCGTTCTTTTACACAGGTTGTTATTCTAGGTTCTTCTACCTTTGTTCCATTCATGCAGTTGTCTACAAAGGCACGCCGTGAGGTTGTTGAAGATATTCTAGATATCAAAGTATTTTCTTTGATGAACTTCTTGCTCAAGAACAAGAACAAAGAATTGAATGAAGAGATTCGTAATGTTGAATATCAGTATGATTTGACTAGTGAAAAAATTACTTTACAGGAAAAGTTTATTAAAAATGTAGTTGATAATAAATCTGTTATCATTACAGAAAACAAACAAAAGATTTCTGATAATAACTCTACTATCAATTCTAGAAAAGAAGAAATTAAATCATTTGAGAAAGATAAAAGTGATTTATCTTTTGATGCAGAGATAAAAATAAAGACTGAACAGAAACTTAAAAAACTAAGTCAAACTGAAGCCGCACTTCAAAACAGAAAGGCAGAACATGACCGTCAAATCCAATTCTTCCAGAACAACGATGAATGTCCGACTTGCGAACAATCAATTACGACTGCAACAAAGCAGACGCAGACAGAACTTCGCACTACAAAAATCGGAGAACTCGACACAGCAATCGACAGTTGCAAAACCCTTGAACGTGCCGAACAAGACAGACTCAACACAATCTTAATCAACCTTGAAACCATTCGTCAGCATGATGTTGAGATTGCAAAGATTCGTTCCTCTATTATTGAACTAGAAAAGTTTAATGTCAAGTTGCAGAAAGACATTGAGGCTTATGAAGCTGGTTCTATATCAGAAGATGATAAATCTAAACTTGATGAACTCAAAGGTAAAATTAAATACATCAATGAACAAAAGTCTAAGTTAAACGAGGATAGATTCTATATTGATGTAGCACGAAATCTTTTACAAGACAGTGGTATTAAAACTAAGATTGTAAAACAATATTTGCCAATTATGAACAAGTTGGTAAATACATATCTCAGTTCTATGGATTTCTTTGTCAACTTTAATATTGACGAAAACTTTCAAGAAACTATCAAGTCACGTTTTCGTGATGAGTTTTCTTATGCATCATTCTCTGAAGGTGAGAAGATGCGTATCGACTTGGCACTACTCTTTACATGGAGAGCTGTCGCAAAGATGAAGAACTCAACCAATACTAATCTACTCATTCTTGATGAAATCTTTGATTCATCTTTGGATGGTACTGGTACAGATGATTTCCTCAAAATCTTGAATACGTTCAGTGATCAGAATGTATTCGTTATTTCCCATAAACAGGATATGTTGTTTGATAAATTCAGAAGCGTTATCCAATTCAAAAAAGAGAAGAACTTCTCAAAGGTGGCATAATATGAAACAAAGTGAACGATTTTATGAATTACTAGAAGAAATGAAAATAACACATGACGCAAAACGTCACGACTATGCAAGTACGGAAGATGTGTTTGCAAACTTTAGACACTGTGAGATTGCTGGTATTCCAGCATGGAAAGGTGTTGCAGTTCGTATCAGCGACAAGTTTAGTCGTATCATGGGATTTGCAAGGAAAGAAAGATTGCAAGTAAAAGATGAGAGTATCAAGGATACTTTGGTTGACATGGCAAACTATGCTTTAATCGCACTAATTCTTTATGAGGAAGATAATGGGAAAAAGAAGTGATTTTGAAAGAATAGAAAGAGATTTCTATCCAACACCATATTCGGCAGTTGCGCCTCTTATTGCACATCTACCACAAAAACCATTTACCTTTGTTGAGCCATGTGCTGGTGACGGTAGATTGATTGACCACTTGGGGTTGCATAATGGAATGTGCATTCATGCATCTGATATTGAACCACAGTCTGACGAAATAATGGAAATGGATTGTTTTGATGTAAATGCAAAGGCACAATACATTATTACAAATCCACCTTGGAATCGTAAGATACTCCATCCAATGATAGAACATTTTTCTAATATTGCTCCTACATGGTTTCTTTTTGATTCAGATTGGATGCATACAAAACAATCAATTCCCTTCTTGACAAAACTAAAAAAAGTTGTTAGTATAGGAAGAGTAAAGTGGATTGAGGGTAGCAGTAGCGTTGGTAAAGACAATTGCTGTTGGTATCTATTCGACAACACAGATATGGTGAAACCTATCGAATTTTGGGGCAGAACATGATATATAAACTAATTGAGGCAGAAAGTCCATCACTAAATGTGAAACTGCCTGATATAACATTTGATGATATTAAAACAAAATATGACTTGACACCACAAGAATTATATGATAATCTAAAAGGTACTATGTCTGCTATGCGTGGTATTGGATTGTCTGCGAATCAATGTGGGCTATCTATTCGTGCATTCGTTATGTACACAGACTTGAAAGATGGAAATGTTGAGATTTACTTCAATCCTAAAATCATTTGGGAATCTGAAGAAACTGAATTCTTTGTTGAGGGGTGTTTAACTTATCCACATTTATTCTTGAATCTCAAAAGGCCAAAGATGATTGAGTTTGAATATATGGACATTAATGGTGAACAAAAGAAGGGCAAGTTTGCTGGACTGACTGCTCGTATCTTCCAACATGAGTATGACCATATGGATGGTAAGAACTTTACTATGTATGCATCAAAGTTGAAGATGGATATGGCCAGAAAAAAACAACAAAAAATGTTGAAAAAAGTTGTAAAAACATCTTGACTTTGTTCTTAAAACAGTCTATACTGTGTATATAAAGTGAGAAAACAAACGGAGAACTTTTATTATGGCACACGAACTTGAAATCGTAAATGGACAGGCCCAGATGGCCTATGTTGGTGAACTTCCTTGGCATGGACTTGGAACTAAAGTAGAACAGGATTTGACTCCTGCTCAATTCCAAGAAGTCGCTGGACTTAACTGGACTGTTGAGAAACAACCAATTGTCACTGCATCTGGTGTTCCTATCAAAAACAAAGAGGCACTTGTTCGTACCTCTGACAACACTGTACTTGATGTTGTTGGTACTGGTTGGAATCCAGTACAGAACTCAGAAGCATTTGAATTCTTCCACGAGTATGTGATGGCTGGTGACATGGAAATGCACACTGCTGGTTCACTGAAAGATGGACAAATGGTTTGGGCACTTGCAAAAACCAAAGAATCATTTGAGTTGTTCAACGGTGACGTTACTGACAACTACTTCTTGTTTACTAACCCACACCAGTTTGGTAAGGCGATTAACATTCGTATGACACCAATTCGTGTAGTATGTAACAACACTCTTACACTGTCTCTATCACAGAATGCAGATAAGATGTTGACTGTAAATCACCGTAAAGAGTTTGATGCTTCTGAAGTCAAAGAACAGATGGGTATCGCTCGTGAGAAGATGGAACAGTATAAGTCAATGGCTGCATTTCTTGGTTCTAAGAAATACACTTCTGATAATGTAATCCAGTACTTCAATGAGGTATTCGGTGCGCCTGCGAAAGAGAAAGTGGATAACGTAATTCCTTTCACTTCTCGTAACTCAAAACTTGCATTTGAGAACTTGGATGTTCAGCCTGGTGCTGAGTTCGCACAAGGAACTTGGTGGACTGCATTCAACTCTGTTACTAACATGACAGACCACTTGCAAGGACGTTCTAATGATGGACGATTGGTTTCATCATGGTACGGACGTAACCGTAAGGTAAAACTAAATGCACTTGATAAGGCACTTGAATACGCTGATGCTGCATAAAAAAAATTGAAGAGAGGGATTGAAAAATCCCTCTTGGATGTATATATAATATAGGGTGCGATTCGTAAGTCGCCCTGTTCGACACAAATATGCTTACTCTGTGTCGCAAATCACGGTTTTGGTAGTTTCCGCCCAAAAAACTACCACTTTATAAATAAACGTGATATGCCATAATGGGTATCACACTGTAACTTGCTTTTTAAAGGAGAAACAAAATGGTAAATACAGCTCTTACAGACCCTTTTGACAGGGTTAAAACTTACTCTATCGGATTCGATAGAATGTTCGACAGACTACTTGATGATAGTCTTGTTACAACAACAAACTACCCCCCTTACAATATCGTAAAAATGGATGACACCAATTATGCAATTCAGATTGCAGTTGCTGGATTCGGTAAAGACGATATTGAGATTGAAACAAAAGAGAATACTCTTTCAATCAAGTCTAAAGAAAAGGGTGATGTTGTTGATGAAACAACTTATCTGCACAAGGGCATTTCAAATCGTGCCTTCAAGAGAACTTTCACTATCTCTGATGATGTGGTAGTTAAAGGTGCAACTTTTGAAAATGGG